TTAGTGGCCGAAGAACACCGAACCCGGGCCCGTCACGGGCTCATGCTTGCCAGCTTGCGACGAACCGTTTTGCACGCCGCCGTAGGCGTTTGCATTGGCTTGTTGCGCTTCAGCTGCGAGCGTTTCCGCGTTCTGGCCTTGTTGCGATGCCGGTGCGCCAACCGTCGGGTTGTAGTGCGGAGCCGGACCGTAGCCGCTTGCGAAAGCGGGAGCAGCCAGGGTAGCGGAAGCGGCGATCAGAACTGCGGCGATAAGCTTGGTCTTCATGGTGAACTCTCCGTAATGTTTTGATTCAGTAAGACGTTGCGGTCTTTGCTTTGCAGCGGTCTGTTCGCAATGTCGATGGAATGCAGTGTATACCCCTACTATCGGTTTTTTGTGCCGATAATTTGAAATTACTATTCTGAAATTAGAAACAATGCTGGGAGGCAGGCTGGGCGGGGTTTTGCCGCGTATGCACCCTTATAAGTGGGGCGTCACGACTCGAAAAACCTTATGTAAATCATGGGCTTCCGGGGTTGTTGCGGCGCAAAACGAGGGGTTCGGGGCGCGCTTGCGGTAAAATTGCGGGCTGAATTCACGTTGTTTTCTTTCTGGTCCGCCGCCTCATGTCTTCGAAGCCTGTTTCCAGTCCCCGCCGCGTATCCGTGGCGCCCATGATGGATGGGAGCCACTAAAAACGTGCAGGAAACGGCGGGACGGGCGAGAGCGCGTGTAGCACTTTGGCCGTGTAGCACCGGCGTAGCACCGGGCGCGGCGTATACGTGACGGGGTGACATGAAGGTTTCCGATCTCAGCGGCGCGCGGCTCGACCTCTGGGTGCATCGCGCAGAGCGCTCGGACGAGGTTCCCGTACCGCTCTATTCGTCGGATTGGGGCGTAGCCGGGCCGATCATTGAGCGCGAGCACATCGTCCTGCAGTTCTTCCGTGAGTACGACACACGTACGGCTGCCGTCACCGAGCATTGGGGCGCCCGGGTGCATCACGACGACTACCCTCCGAACCGTCGATATCACGCGTCCTCGCCGCTCGTCGCGGCCATGCGGGCCTACGTGGCTCGGAAGTTTGGCGACGACATCGTCGACGGGCAATAAAAAACCCCGCCGCGGCGGGGCTGTGTGCTGGGTCGGCGTGGTTCATGCGCACAGCTGCTCGCATTCTTTCACTGCCGCCGCGCGCCGCGCGTCGATGTACTTCGCCAGATCCTCCAGGTGCACGCCCTTGGCTCCCTTCTGGGACGATTCCATGCGCACGAGCGGCAGCGCGATCTCGCCCGCCGAGATCTTGCGCACGAGCGTTTGCGACGTCAGCGGCGCGAAGTAGTCGTTGCACACGATATCGATCGGCACTACTGCCTTGCCGTCGTATTGGGCCATCAGCAGAAAGACCGTTTTCATAGCGTCACCTCGATATCGAACAGACCCAGCGCGCCCTTGCAGGCGACGAAGGAAAGCGGGCGTGCATTCTCTAAGTGAAAACCGAATTGGCCTTCCATGTGCCAAGGGGAGAAGCGATCGCGTGACGGAATGCAGTCGATCACGCGCGACACCCCAACGACACCGCCGCGCTCGATATCCTCAAACAGCGGCAATTTGATCGCACGCACCGCTGGCGAATCGTGAAACGTAAGGAAGAACTCGACGTCTTTGTATTCGGCGCGCGTCATGCCTTTGCTGGCATGGATCAGGATTGGTCCGCGATACTTCGTCGCCCAGGTGCGGTTCTCAATGTCTTTGTAATCGTTGGCGACGAGCCACGCCCACGGTTGGCGAATAGATATGGCCTTCATGCTAGGATTTCCCTCCCGTTCTTCACTCGACTGCTATGACTAACTTTGTGAACTTGAAGGCCGAATCCGCTGAACACGCGATTGCCGTTGCGATCTCCGAGCTTTTCCCAGCCAGCGCGACCGTGACCTATGGCTCCGTTCATGGTTTCCCCGCTATCTCGGTATTTTGGCTGGTCGACAGGATCGGAACCGTTGAAGATCACTGGAATCTTCATATCGTTTTCGACGACGAACTGGCGAAAAATGAGTTGTCGAGAGTCGAGTACGAAGAGCTTCGCATCAAGCCGGTTAAGCAAAAGGTGTTCGAGTATTTGGAGACGCTGGATAAACGTCGCCAATCGGAAGAAGGCATTGGGCCGGAATTCTTTTTGTATCTCACCAGGCCCGTCGCCTTTGAGATTGCCGACGTCAGCGACGTGACTACGGGAGATCACATCAGCTTTATCATCAAGGACCGCGATGGCCAAGTCCCCGCTCGCATCTCGGGTACGGCGCTCGCAGTCCTTTCGGGCAATGAGATCCATGCGTCGCGGCTCGACGTATTCAATGCTCATATCGATCGAATTCGGCATGCTGCGTACAAATCGCGACGAAGCAACCCGACGCTTGCGATGATTCTTCTCGGTGCCGCGGACTTCGGCGGTTAGCGGTACGGCGTTGTGGTCCCTCATCGCGTACCTCGCGCCAACATGCACAGCGCGCGGCGCTGCGCGATCTCGGCGTCGTAGCCGGTGAGCTGCCCGTCGAGCCGCACATGCATCGGCTGCGTTGCGATGCTCGTTTCGAGCTTCACCGGCTCCATATCCTCGACGACCGCTGCACCGCGCGGCCTGCGAAAGCCGAGCGCTTTCGGCAGAGCACGGCTCAGCTCGACATCGCCGCGCTTGAGCAGTTGCTCGAGCAGCGGCCGTATCTTCGACGTCGGCACATGGAACTTCGCCGCGACGATGTGCGCCGCGTACGTCTTTCCCGGCACCATGCGCGATAGCACGTTGTCGAGCGTCAAACTGTTGTCGTTGTGTGGTCTCGCCATGATGGTCACCCCATTGCCTCTGTGAGTTTGCGCAGCTCGATCGCGGCGTGCTTTTGCCAGTCCTCGCCGTGCTCCAGCACGATGCCCGTCAGCCAGTGCAGCACGACCGCCTGTTCGTCTTCGCACTTGCGCGCGATCGCACGGCCACTGGCGCGCAGCGCATGCGCAATAGGCGTTGTTTCCCAAAGCATCATGCTCAACACGCGGCGTAGCGCCGGCGTGAGCTCTTCTGGATAGGCTCGTACAGGCTCGGGGCTGTATTCAGCTTTTACAGTCTCTGGCCTGTTCGACGCTTGTTTCAAGGATCGAAGCTCGGCGCCGGACGCGTTGACGATGACGGCCGCTCCTTCGAGAGCTTCGGCCTGCTGCACGATCAGGTCTGCCGCCTCAGCACACGTCTTCAGACCAGTGGCGCGCAGGCGCTGGACCATGATTTTTGTCTCGTTGTTCAACGTGATTTCCTCAAAACAGTTCGCTCTGCACCTGCCGCTTGCCGCTCGACTCCAGCATGTGCGTCGGGCACAGATGCACGTCAGCGCCGATCTGATGCGCATGCACGGCGCACAGGTGTCGATCGCAGGTCTTGCCCGGGCTCGTGCGGAAGTCACACTGGAAACCGCTCGGCGCGTTACAGCCATCGACCGAGCAGCGGCGCACACGCTTTCGCCCGCGCGTGCAAACGATGCCTGTGATGCCGTCGGGAAAGCGGAACGGGGTGCAGGGCATGGTGTCACCTGTAGAGCGGGGCGTGCGGTCGCTCGATGTCTTCCGCCGTCGCAGCCTGCGCATAGATCAATTCAAGGTCGCCTAGCGAGTCAGTGACCTCGTATGCGTACGGCGTCGGCTCCGGCTGCGCGAGCAGTGCATCGATACGTTCAAGCAATTCAGAGGGCACGTTTATCGTGACGATGTGTTCGCTGCGAGTGGGGTGTCCGTTTTTTCCGTAGCGTTTGAGCGCGGCCAGCTCGCGCAACAGTTCGCGTTGTGCGTGCATGCTACTGATCCTCCCAGAGACGGCCATAGGCCGTCATAGCGTCCTCGGCCAGCTGCTTGTCCGATACGCTCGCCAATAGACGGTCGTAGTTCCATGCGGTATCGCGGAACACGCGCCCATCGTCGAAATCGTGAAGGCATGCGAGGATGTCGTTCGCGATGTCTTTCTCTTCATCGGTGTCGACCTTGAAACGACCGATTGCGTTACTGACGGGATACGGACCGTCGTTCCAATCCGCGCGCACGCGCATCATTGCGATCGCGAGGTCGACGCGCTGATCTTTCTCGCACAGGGCGTCGAGCACGTCGCGCCACTCGGAGTCTTCCGGCAACTCGTAACGAAGGACGATGCGTGCCAGCTCGACATTCGCACGGCGCGCTTCTTTCTCGGCCTCTGCCTTACGCACTGCGTCTGCGCGCTTTGCATCCGCTTCCTGTTTCGCACGTTCGGCATAGTTCGCGTAGTCACGCTTCAGGCGCTCATAGGACGATGTCGCGTATTCGAAGCCATCCGTCGTTTTAATGTGACGCGCCATGTCACCAATCCAGCCAGACTGGACCTTGATGCTCTTAGGGAATCGCGCGCGAGACTTCGTGTCGCGTTCGACGTGGCTGTCGGGCATTCCGATCTCTGCCATGAACGCTTTCACGCGATCTGCGATGGCCTTGTTCGTTTCCAGCGCGGGCAGATTCTTCTCGTGTGCCTCGACGTCCTTCTGACGCGCCTGCTCAAGTTGCTGCAGCGCGAACTGAGCGACCAATTCAGGCGAGGGCGTCGTATAGCGCGATGAGGGCAACAAATGCGCGTAGCCCTGTGGGCTCGCCTGGCACTTGCCGACGAAGCCGCACTGCTCAATGGGCATGATCTTGGTCACGTCTGGACCTCTGATAGATTCTGGGGAAAAAGGACCCGGGCTTGAAATCAGCCCGGGCCAAACACGCGCGTTCGCCGAGGGCAACGTCCGCGCTTACTGCTCGGTTAGGGGCGCACGCCGCTCGGGAAGGGCCACGATCCGTCAGGCTGAGGTCCGCCCTTGCGCGCCTTCTTCGGTTTCTCGGGTGCGGGATCGGGCTGTTGTTCTGGCTCGCCGTTCGGTTCGTCGCCGTCGATCTGCTCGTCGCCAGACAACTCGGCATCGTCATCGGTCTGCTCGGGCTGAAGCGGCGGAATATCGGTGTTCGCAAACGGATCGTCGTCACCGCCGACCTTCTCGGCCGCCGTCTTCTTCGGACGTCCTCGACCACGCTTCTCTTCGATGGGCAGCTCGCCCTGTACGCTCGTCGGCCCGCGCAGATGCAACTTGATTTCCTGCTGCAGCAGTTCTTCGATGCGACCTTTCTCCAGCGTGTCCGGATGCACAATGAACCGGTGGCTGAGTTCGAACAGACCGTGATCGCGGATGCCGAGCTTGAAGTTGTCGATCTTCTTCGCGTCGAGCTCGATGTTGGACTTCGCATCGCCCAGGCCATAGTCGATCGTGAGCACGTGGCCGGTGAGCTCGCGCTCGACCTCGATGTCCTGCGTCATCCACGGAAAGCGCTTTTCGGTGAGACCTTCGAGGTCGTCGGGATCGATGCCGAGCGTAGGGACGGGTTCAGTGCCATCCGGCACCTTGTAGAAGGCATGACGCAGATCCGGGTCGAAGAAGTCGAGGCGGCGATTGATCAGCGTCACCTTGATGATGATCGACTGTGCGGGCACGCGCTTGTTGCCGTGCTTTTCGCTCAGAGGCGTGACGGACGTGATCTTCGCGGTGACGTTCGAGTATTCGAGGGCGGGCATGAAGGGCTCCAGAGGGCAGGTCAGTTACAGCGGGATTTCGTCGTCTTCGTCTTCGTGAGACGGCGCGGCAGGCGGTGCGAGAAGTCGCTCGACGGCCTTCGGATTCATCGCCATCACCGCGCGCTCAAGCGTCCAGTTATCGATCGGCTGGAGCTTGATCTGCCCAGCGACGAGGCGCGCCGTCGCTTCGTCGACGAAGCTGATTGCGTAGATCGCGCCGTTGCCATAGAGCTTCGTGAAACCGGGAATCGGGTTCTTTCCTTCGGTCTGGTCGATCTGCGGCACGTCGACACGCACGAAGGCAGTGCCACCAATCACCTGCTCGGTGACGCGGCCCGCGATGCGCTGATGGCCCATCAGCTCGACGATGGCCCACTGGTCAAACTTCTCGACAAACAACTCAGGTGCTTTGTCCATGGGAACTCCGTTACGGTTGTTTCGGCGCGCGCGCCGCGATATCGCGAATGCGCGCGATCACGCGCCCGGGCACGGCGATGATCTGGCCGTTGTCGAACGCAGCGAAAGTAGGGCGCAGCAGCTCGCGGTCGACGGGCTGCATGTCGGCGTGGCGGATCAGCGCGACGAGGCGCCAGAGGTCGTTAGTGCCGTTCATTTCGGCTGTCCCGGCGACTGGAGTTCGTCGAATGCCCGATGCTGCGAAGCGCGCATGGACTCGCGCCACGCATCCCACTGCGCTGCCGTGCGCATGGCGTAGCGAGCACTACCTACGCGCGGGTGCGTGAGTTCAGCGATGGAGCCGAGCATTTCGTCCCAGCACAGCCCGTCGGCGAAACGATCACCTTCGCGCACGGTGAAGCTGTTCTGGTCGTCGATATCGATGATGATCTGACGCGTCATGCGGCACCTGTTGCCTTTGCGAGCGCAGCGCGCAAACGCGTTGTGCGGCAATCTTCCTGACCGCATTCGCAGAACAGGTGCAACTCGCCGAGCGCTTCTTCGAAATCGTTGGCCACGACGAGCAACTCGGCCACGAGTGCATCGGATCTGCGCATGCGCGCCACAAGCCCCTGCATCGAGTAGTAGAGCAGGAACATGTATTCGCGATCGTTGGGCATCAGCGGCAGCGAACGACAATTCCACGGCGTTCCGATGCGGTGATAGACCTGCGCCAGTTCGGCAAGCATCGCGTCCGGGATCGGCTGCACGTCGAGCATGTCCCACGATCCGCCGCTCTTGATCGTCCACGGTTGCGGCGCCTTATCGCGAGGAGTAACCGTATTGGCCCAGCGATTGATGTCTTCCTCGCTCATGCCGCCCTCGCTGCGATGACGCTGTCTTCGAACACGCGCACGCCCTTGAGCGGGCAGTTCGCCTTGAGTGCGAGCGCGATCTTGTTGATCGCGGGCATGTTCGCATCGAGCAGGTCGACGTATTCGGGGTGTTCGGCCACGTAACGGATCAGCGCGAGCTTGTCAGCAACTTCCGCTTTCCAGACCTTGCGCGAGGACACACCAGCCGTCGCGCGCGGCGCGATCGCAACGGGCGCGGTCACGAGCGTGGCGGTCTGCTGCAACGTCTCGACCTCGGCGGCGCCTTGCTCGATGCGTTGCTCAGCTTCGACGGCGAGGCGCGCGGCGGCTTCCGTGTCGCCAGCGGCCTGCGCCTCAGCGGCTTGCTGTTCGAGCTTCTCGGCCTCGGCGCGCGCAGCAGCTGCTGTCACGGCCGCTTCCTGCTCGAGTCGGGCACGCTCCGCGCGGGCCTCGGCTTCGAGCCGCGCCTGCTCGGCGATGCGCCGCTGTTCTTCGGCGCGGTCGAAGCGTTGGATAGCGCCCTTGAGCAGCACCTCGGCTTGCTCGAGGTATTCCGTCGGTGCGCGGAACAGATCCATCACCGCCTTCTTGGCAAGGTCGATCGGCTGCGTGATGCTCTTGCGCTTCGCTTCGACGTCCTTCTGCAGCCCCTTGACCTTCGTCAGCTCCTGCGCGGCGAGGTCGCGCATATCGGGGCTGTCGATCTCATACGACTTTGCGACGCTGAGCGCGGCCGTCGCTTTCTTGAAGAGCACTTGCTCGGGCTGGTCGATCTTCAGATTAACCAGCGGTGCCAATTGGGTTTGCGAGTCCATGTTTGTCCTTGAAGTTGCGGAGCGTCAGCAGCGACAGAAACGTCGGCCAGTCGTGCTTATCCGTGTAGGGCACCAGTCGATAAGTGCCGTCTGCGCGCAGGCCGAGCCCATACCGGTCCTCGACGTCGACGCCGTTCTTGATGCAAAGCTCTTTGTAGGCCGCCAGCTGCACGCCGATCACCGGGCCGAGGCGCAGCATCTTCTTGATGTCGATGACTGAGCGACGGCCCTTGATAAGGCCGGTGCGATCCAGCGTGCCGGCGAAGTGCAACGAGGGGTGATGCCACCGTTGTTCGATCAACTCGGGCACGAATCCCGTCTCGGCGCGAAAGCGCATCCACGCGGTGAGGTAGGGCAGCAGCTCTTGCGATAGGCTGTCGACGTCGAGGTCGTCGAGGTCGTACAGTTCCGTCATGCGGTGAACCGCGGTGCCGAGATCCTGCGCGCGCTTGAGCACGGCGGCCGGCACCTGCGAATAGTCGATGAGCGGCGCGAGAGTCTGCGTCACGCTCGGCACGCGGCGCGCGCCGACCGTGTAGACGTGCTCGACTGGATCGAACGCGAGCATTACTCGTCACCGCCCATCGGGTTTTCGATCCACGCCACGACCGTGCTGTAGTTATTGGCCGTGACACCCTCGTAGCCGAAGTTGAAGTACTTGCGCATGTCAGCTTCGCCGAGTGCGGCGGCTTCCATCTTCGTCTTCAGCACGCGCATGGCGCTGTCGCTCGGCGCGGCGGCCTGCTCGAACTGCTCGTCGTCGCTGCCCGCTTCGCGCTGTTTCGGCTGCGGCGCGGCACGGCGCGTCGTGCGTTGCGGCTGTTGCTCGGTCTGTTGCACCGGCTCAGCCTGGCGTTGCATAGGCTGCTCAATCACGCCGTCGGCGTCCGCCTGTTCGATTGCCCGCGCCGGCTGCGCAGCTGCACGCGCGCTACGTGACTGCGGTTGCGAGACCGGCTGCACTTCCTGCGCCGCGCCCATGTCGCGCTCAACGACGCGCTGCGCTTCGTCTTCGTCGAACACGCCAGCGAATCCGAATGCGAGGCGAGCGCCCTGGACGAACGTCTTGTGACGGAGCATGCGGTTCGGGTGCGATTGCCACGGTTGCATGCCTCTGCGCACGACTTCGTCGAAGTACTCCCGGACGATCACCGGCCGCTGCCGGTCTTTGCGATAGACGCGCACCTCCATCCACACCGGCACCTTCTTGCCGGAGAACTCGGTGACTTCGTCCGCGTACGAAAATTCGAAACCGTCGCACTTGTCGTGCTCGTTGACGATGCGCGCCCAGCCGTCGACGCCGATCACGGGCACGATGCCGCCCTTGTCGGGGAAGGCATAGATTTCCTTCGTGAACGGGTTCAGGCCGTATTGATCAGCGACGATCAGCAGTGCGGCCATCTGTTCGTCGGTGACTTCTTTGTCGCCGTTCTGCTTGAATGCCGTCGCCTTGAGCGTCGACATCAGCTTGCCGGGCTCGATCGAGAACTTGTCGGCGAACTTCGCGACGAGGCTCGTGCGTTGGGAGGTCGTGACTGCGTTAGACATGGATTCCCTCGTTCGGATTGAAAGCGTGATTACTCGGCGACGGCCGGCGCGGGCATCTTCTCGATGCAAACGTACGGGTACTTCACGTCGTACGGCTTGATGTGCTTGCCGAAGTACGAGCCGATCGACGCGGCGTCGCGCAGCGCTTCGAACTCTTCGGTGGGCACGTTCGAGTAGTGGTAGAGCGACGTGGGCTTGCCGTCGACGCGATTCTTGAAGCGGATAGCGAGCGTGCTGGTCGCGGCGTCATAGCCGAGGCTGTGGATCTGGGACGATTCGACTTCGTCCATCGCGATCACGGGCGTTGCGTTGTTCATACGGCACCTTTCGAGTGGTACTGCGGTTGGTCGGCGCCATCGAACAGCGACGGCGTGGCGAAATAGAGGATCAGGAACGCGGTGAGCAGGCCGAGGACGACGGCGAGCAGTGGGCGCTGATCGAGGTAGGCAGAGGCGCGGCGGATCATTGCGCACCCGCCTTGATCGCGACGACCAGATACCAGCCGGCACCGATGAGCGCGAAGTAAGCGAACGCGAGCAACTTGTCGCGCAGCGGCATCTTCGGCGGCTCGACGTCGAGCTTCGAACCCGGCCCGAACGCCTCATTGAGCGTGCGCGGCCAGCGCTTGAACGACACGTCCGCGTCGTCGATCTTTTTCAGTTGCATAGAAACCTCCCGGAGAAGGTGATAACGAAGGCGAAGGCGAGCGCGGTGCCGCACGTGCCGGCCGTGAAGCCGAGCAGCAGGTATGTGTGCGAAAGATCGGCCTCGGTCAGTTCCCGGACCGGCGGTCTCTGAGCGACACCGAAAAGGCGACCGCACCGGCGATAGAGACGGCCAGCCAGGCGGCGCATAAGATGACGAAGTGCATGGACGCGCCTCATGTCAGCAGTTCTCGCCAACGGCGCGGTAATGGCGGATCGATTCGCCCGCCATCTGCACCGACGTTTCGAGGTAGACGGCCGCGATCGCGCAGCGGCCCGCGAGCGCACCGTAAGAACCATCGGCCGGATCGCACTTCAGCAGCGCAGCTTCCGCGGCGTGCAGCGTGGCGATCGCTTCTTGGATTTTTTCGAGGGAGACGACCATGTCAGCACCCTCCGAGAACGTTGGCGACGCCGGGTGCGATCAGGTTCAACGCGATCTCACGCATCAGGTGCTCGATCAACGCACCGTGTTCGCTGCCGCGAATCGCGCGCAGCTCCATCAGGTCTTTGGCGAGGACGCTCATGTCAGTTCGCCTCATCCCACAACACGACACGCTTCGGATACGTCTTCGCGAGACGTGCGTCGACCAGCTGCTCGTGCACATCACAGAGCAACTTTCCGAGGGCGCGGTAGTCGTGGCGCAGCAGGAAGTCTTGAGCGCGTTGCTTCTGCGCGTCCGTCATCCACAGGCTTGCGTGTTCGAAGACTTCCTGAATCGTTTCTGCCGTTTCAGCGGCGTCGCGCAGTTCGACGGCCAGTTCTTCAGCCAGCTCGGCGCGGATCTGATCGCGGTCGCGCACGTACTGTGCTGTCGATTCGGTTTGTTGAACGGTCTGCATTTGGTCACCTCATTCGCGTCGTTCCGTGACGCGTTGAGGCAATTATACGAAACCGTATGACGGCGTCAATACGAAAGCGTATTAAAAATCGTATAGACGAAAAAAAACCCGCCGCAGCGGGTTCTTTTCAATCTGAGGGGCTTTAGTGAACGTACTTCGCCAAGTAGTACACGACCGCAACGAGCAGAGCCGCGACGCCGATGATGCGCCACGTTTGGGAATGAGTCTCGCGGTGCAGGTCTTCTTTCGACGCAAGCGCATCCATCTTCGTCTCAATCTTGATTAGACGATCGCGAGTTTCGAGGTAGCCCTTCTCGAGAGCGGCGATACGAGTTTCCATGCCGTCATCATGGCCTCCGCCTCCGCCGCCGTCAATTCGACGAGGAATGCTCTCTTCCATTTTTCCCAGTCGCTGCATCAGCTTGTAATCGGGATCAGCCATTCTTTACCGCCGATTGGATCACTTTTTTTGTGGCCGCTATCGTTTCATCCAGGCTATCCACCGCTTTGGTGAGTAGGTCACGCAGCTCTTGAGACTCTTCCTGGCTCATTTGCGCGACAACTCTGAACGTAAGCTGGGCTACCAGCTTCATCGTTGCGAGCTGTGTCGTCGCCATCGCGTTTATTGCATCAATCTCGTCTCTGTTCATTCATGCCGCCACATGGAAGGTTTGACGATCGCGACAACATAATGGAGGCGCTCAATCTGGTCGGTCTCGATCGCGATCGGCGAATGGTCCTGATTCACCGACATCAGGTGCGTGCGGCCCAAGCGCTGGTAAAGCAGGATCTTGACCATCACACGGCCATCTTTCGATCGGACGAGCACCTCGTCGCCCGGCTCGACCGGGTGGTTCGGCTCCACGACCACAAACTCGCCATCCTTTATCCGGGGCAGCATTGAGTCGCCTTTGCACTTCACACCGTAGGCGAGCGGATCGCGCGAGGGGAAATCGAGCCGGCCGTCGCTCACGCCCACTTCGTATTCAATTTCGGCCCAGAAGCCGTTGTCTCCAAGCTGTGCCATGCCTACGACTGGTACTCCGTGGCCCGAGGGGTACGGGACCGGGTTGAAAGAATCCTCATGATAAATGCCAGGCATCTTTTTCTGGCCCTTACCCTTCGAAATCCACACCGGGTTGTAGCCGAACTTCCGCTGTATGCCGAGCGCATGTTCGAGGCGGACTTCAGCCGTCTTGCCTTCTACCCAGTCCTGGACTGTATCAACGGGGACTTCAGCCGCGGCGGCCAGATCGAACACGGTGCCGTTGGTTTCTTCGAGGATCGTCAGGATACGCGAGCTGACATCTTTACCGTTCTCCGGCGGCGGCCTTTCCGCCCGTGCCTTGAGGTCGGTGTAGCGCAGATCCTGCAGCGAAACGCCAAAAAAATCGGCGAGTGGCTTGATCGTATCGTCGCGCGGCGTTGCACTTTCGCCGCTCAGGATACGAAAGATAGTCGCTTGAGGTGGCTTTCTGCCCACCTGATCGGATAGCGAATTGGGATTCAAACCACGCTTTTCTATCAAAAAGTGCAGATTGGATACCAAAAAGGTAGTTGTTTTCGACATGCGCAGAAAATACGGAAATGCATAGGTCTGCGCAAGCACCTATACGATACCGTTTGACGATAATACGAAAACGTATAAAATGCGCTCCATAGGCAACCCGGAGCGACCCCATGAAGACCGCGAAGCAACTGATCGACGAGCTGACTGCCAGTGGCCTGAGCCAAGGCAAGATCGGCGAAGCGACCGGCATTCCGCAGGCAACCATCAGCCGCATCCAGAGCGGCAAGATCGCCGACACCAAAGCCTCCTACTGGAACAAGCTCAACGCTTTCCACGTGCAGCACTTCGGCGCTCGCACCGTGACATCACCGGAAACGGCGGCCGTATGAGCACGATCCCGACACCTTCCGCTCGCGCATCCGCGGCAACGCGTCGTCGTAGCGCATCCACACCTCGAGCTGCATACCGTAATGAGGTCCGTACGCGCCTTGACGATCCGGCTTACGAGGCGCTGCTCGTGTTTCAGCAGATCCACGGCATCGACAGTGTTTCGTCGGCGCTCGCTCGCGTCGTGAAGGCTCATCTACTCGGCATGGTTGGCATGTTGCCTGTCGAGATTTCTGGCGTCAGCGCGGCTGTGTCTCAGGTTGAGACGCACGCATAGGCCGTCGCGCCGTTGTTGGAGTCTCGCTTAGCGCGGCGCGGTCCCGTCAGAAGGGCATAGCGGCGCTCTCAGCATGAGACAGGTTGAGACGCTTTCGGGGAATCGTTATGGGACTGGGTTTCGCTACCGTCTGCTACATCGCAGGCTTCGTCGCGCTCTTCGCTGCATTTGGATGGATTTTGAGGGGCAAGGCGTGAGCGCTCCGACGCGTCCGATTCTGCGTTATCACGGTGGCAAATTCAGGCTCGCGCCGTGGATCCTCACGTTCTTCCCGCAGCACGGCTGCTATGTCGAGCCGTTCGGCGGTGCCGGGTCGGTTCTGATGCTGAAAGAGCGGGTGAGCGCCGAATGCTACAACGATCTCGACGGCACCGTGGTCAATATCTTCCGCGTCCTGCGCGATCCGTCCAGCGCACTCGAGCTTCAACGTCGCGTCGCTCTGACGCCGTTCGCGCGCGAAGAATTTGAATGGTCATATGAGCCGGCCGTCGACGAGCTCGACGCCGCGCACAAGCTCATCGTTCGTTCTTTCATGGGCCACGGCAGCGACAGCGCGACGCGCAGCTGCCGCACCGGATTTCGCGCAAAGCTCACCGAAGATCGCGCATTGCCTGCGTGGGAATGGGCGAACTGGGCCGACGCAATCCCTGCATTCACGCGTCGTCTCGCTGGTGTCGTCATTGAGAACCGCAACGCACTCGAGGTAATGGCGCGCTTGGACTCACCGCGCACATTGTTTTATGTGGACCCACCGTATGCGCACAGCACACGCTCATCGCTGAAAGGACGCTCGTCGAAGACGCACGGCTATCGCCACGAAATGACGGATGACGATCACCGCGCGCTCGCGGCAGTACTGCGAGATCTGAGCGGCATGGTCGTGCTGTCCGGTTATCCGAGCGATCTCTACGACGTCGACCTTTATCCGGACTGGGAGCGATATGAACGCCGGCACGCAGCTGACGGCGGCAAATCGCGAACCGAAGTCGTCTGGCTCAATCCTGCTTGCTCTGCCGCACTGGAGTCTGAGTGTGTGCAGGGAAGGTTGATCGCATGAACCATATCCCGAAATCTCTCACCATGCGCCCGATAAGTGACGCCGACGTCGTGCTTTGGCGCCAGCTGTTCCACCACGCCGGTCGTTTCAACACACCCGAGCGCCGAGCAGCGATGTACACGGCGCTCGTTCTCACGTGCCTGAAATGCAGCATTTCGATGCACGACCTCTTTAATCGCGAGATCTGAGATGGACGAATTCCCGAATCCTCTCACCCCAGTCGACGCGGAGCTGCGCAACTTCCGCGAGATGCCTATCGACGTGCCGCGGCTGCTCGGTTCCGATCTCGTGCATGACGAATCGCCCGAGGCATGCTGGTCCGCGATGCTGCTCTGGTGCGTGTCGTGGCATGAAGTGCCCGCCGGCTCGCTTCCGGACAACGATGAATGGCTCGCGAAGCGCGCCGGCTACTGGCACAAGGGCAAGCTGGACCCGACGTGGCACGATGTGCGCGACGGTGCGCTGCATGGTTGGATCAAATGCAGCGATGGCCGTCTGTATCACCCGGTTGTGGCCGAAAAGGTCAACAACGCGTGGTTCTCGAAGCATCGTCATGCGCACGAAAAGCTCGGCGAGCGCATCCGGAAACGCAACAAGACGCGGGCGGAAAAGGGGCTCTCTCCGCTGGAAATCCCTGACCTTGAGCAGTGGATTGACATGGGTCGTCCGCTGGAACGTGATCTTTTTCCGTTGGAATTTAGTACTCCTTCCGCCGGAAGCAAAACCACTTCCACCGGAAGCGACGATTTTTCCGGGGGTGATGAGTCCGGAATTCCGCCGGAAAACACTCTTAAGGGAAATGAACAGAACGGAAATGAGAGGAAAGGATTAGTTAACCCCAGTGGTACTGCACACGCTACCGGTACACCCCCGCGTGCGAGCGTGAAGCCCGCCGACCTGACAGCAGCCATGCGACGGCACAGCATCGAGTCGCAGCCTGGCGACCCGCGCATCGCAGCGGCCATCGAGGCTGGCGTCACCGTCGAGACGCTCGAAGCGGCCTGCATCGAAGGCAAGGCGAAGAAGCAGAAGCTCGGGCAATTCGCCAACGCCGGCTACGTGCTCTCGATCGCCGAAGGCTGGACGCGAGACGCTGCGTCGCCGCGACCCGCGTCCCCATCCCGAACATCACATGCGCAGTCTCGCGACGAAAGTCGAAGCCGCGCCGCGTACGAACTCACCACCGTGACCGTTACGGCCACGCCCGACCAACAGCACGCCGAGGTTATCGATGTCGACGCCCGACGCATTGGCTGAGCCGCAGGCACAGCAGCGGTCTACATGGCCGCAAGACGCAGTTCCTGAGCACTGGATCACTGAGCTTTTCAAACGCATGCACCGCATGTGGGGCAACACGTTCCTCGACAAGTGGCGTGACGTTGAGATGGACGGTTTGAAAATCGAGTGGGCAAGAGGGCTCAAAAAACTGTCCTCGACGGAGCTGAAAGCGGGTGTTGACGCGCTTTTGACGCTGAAATTTCCCCCGTCGCTGCCCGAGTTCTACGGCCTGTGCAAGCAAATGCGACTGCACGAGATGCCCAAGGCATCGGCCTTGACGGACCAGACGAAGGCGGATCCACGTGTCGTCGACGCCAATGTCCCCCGCATGCGGGAGGCGCTCGCGCCGCTGGTTGCGAATCGCGAGCCGACTGCGCGCTGGGCGTACGACGTCCTGATGCGCGCCGAGTCGCGCTCGGGCAAGCAGCTGACGTTCGAGGTCATTCGCTGCGCGTCGGATGCGATCGCGTCGAGCGCAGGCCGCAAGGTGATCGAAGAATCCATCGACGAATTCGATCGCGAGAACTTGCGCACGATCCGCGACGCGGTCATCGAAGGTCGCCGCGCTGCTCAGCAACCGCTATGGGAGACGCCATGAACTGCAAACCGGGTGACCTTGCGTTCGTCGTGCGCGACGAGCATTCCGTGAACATTGGCCGCGTCGTGCGCGTCGTCGGGCCCGCGCGTTACATCGGCGCTTCGTCGGTCTTCGGGCCCGCGTGGTACTGCGTGACCGAGGGCGAGCCGCTGCTCGTGATGCAGTTCGATGATCCGTCGACGACCTTCTGGCTCGACGAGGCCGACATCTTCGACCAGTGCCTGCGCCCGATCAGCGGCGTGCCGGTGAACGACGAGATTTCGCACGAGGTCACGGCATGAAGCGCGCGCCTCAGCAGTCAGTCGCATGGGACGACGTCTACTGGACGCCGACGCCGTGGGGCTTCGGCCAAGCCGGCGGCATTGACCACTTCTCCGCGCCTCGTGATGTCGTCGCTGAGCTGCGCGCCGTCGTCGAAGAGGTGACGGGTAAGCCCGTCGAGTCGCGTACGCGTCGAATTGGTTTTCTTCCCTGACGGAGCCAGCATGCCCGCAAAAACACCGCCCGCCGCATGGGACCGCCACGCGCTCGAAGTTGCGCGCGGCATTGCGTCGATCGACCGCGCACGCCTGCCGGGTAGCACGACGCAGTTCGTCGCGATCCTGCAGTGCGCCATCGTCGAATCGATGATGATTGCTGCCGAAGAGGCCAGCGGGAATGGACGAGTTTGCGACGTCGGGCGCGGAAGTCGTCCATTGAGCGGAGAAAGCGTTACACAGCAAGGGCCTGTCGCGGGCGCCAATGGACGAAGCGAGGTGCGAGCATGACGCGCATCGCATTCACCATCCTCGGCGAGCCCGCGTCGAAGGCGAACAGCCGCAAGCTCGTGACGATCGGCGGCCGCCCATCGACGATCAAAAGCGAGAAGGCGCGCGACTACGAGGCGATGGCCGTGCAGCAGATCCCGCCGCGCTGCCGCGTGCAACTGAAGGGCCCGGTGTGCGTCACGCTGCGCATCTACTACGCGACCGAGCGCCCCGACCTCGACGAGTCCGTCGTGCTCGACGTGCTGCAGGACCGCTACAAGACGATCGGGCGCGGCGACGACAAGCGTCGCGAGCTGGTGCAGAAGGGCGTCTACGTCAACGACCGGCAGGTACGCGAGAAGCACGTGTTCCACGGCATCGACCGCGCCAACCCGCGCGCCGAGATCATCGTCGAGCCGCTCGAAGCGCAGCAGGCCGGTCTCGATCTTCGCGAGCCGGCGCTTGCGTTCGACGATCCGTTGGGGCTCTGACCATGGCCGCGCCGCTCACACCGTTCCTGCTCGCATGCAATCTGCCGCGCAACGCGGAGTTTCGCCTGTGGGTCGGCTACATCAGCGTGCCACCGCGCATCGTGAGCGTCGATGACGCCGCAGAATTCATCCGCGCTCAATGCGGGATCGAATCGCGAAACGAGTTGAAGGCGAATGCGGCGGCGATCAGTCGTCTCGAAAGCCGCGTGCGTCGCCCGTTCATCGCCTGGAAGGAGCGCCAGCATGTCGCCGCTTGATCCCGAGCAGCTGATGCTGCAGCAACTGGAGGCTGATGCATGGCCGTGGCCGATGTCGCAGGACGCGCAACGTCAGCACGATCTCATCGAGGCGCACATCGCGCGCCGCGATCAACCGCAGTTCAACCCGGAGAAGTGAGCAATGGAAAACCAACACCGACAGATCAAGGGCTACCGCGAACTCTCGCAGGAAGAGATCGACCTGATGAACGAAATCAAGACCAAGGGTGCCGAGCTCGGCGAACTGGTGGCCAAGCTGCGTGCAGCTGATGGGCTCAATCAGCGCTGGATCAGCATCGGCGCGACTGACCTGCAAACCGGCCTGATGGCGCTGACGCGCGGCGTTGCGCAGCCGACGTTCTTCTAACCAGCGGGCGGCGCAAAGCCGCCTGACTTCCGATTTACCACCCGCTACCTGAGGACCACAAAATGCCCGCACTCCCGCTCTCGATCGCCGCCCAATGGGAAATGTTCGAAAGCCGTGTCATCGACCCCAAGGCGCCCGCCATCCAACGTCAGGAAATGCAGATGGCGTTCTACGCGGGCATCCACTGCATGCAATGCATGCAACTCGCGATTGCCTCGATCAATGACGACGCGGCGGCCATCCGCGCAATGGATGCTCTCGTCAAGGAGATGAGTTCCTACGCGAATCTCTTTTCCGTGCCCACCACGATGCCGAATTAACCGGATAATCGCGATATCGATTATCTGGGTTTGAAAATCCGAAATAACGGAACCGAGAACGGAAAATGTCGAATCCAGCCACTCAATTTTCGAAAGATCGCCAACCGGCTAAACGCCGAGGCAAAGACACGCGCACGAAAATCCTCGAAGCGATTAAAAAGCAAAGCGGCTTAAACGAGGCCGCGTTTTATCAGGAAGTTTCAAATCGCGCGATTACTGGCAAAGACGTCGTGCTGCTCAAAGAGCTGCTGCTGCGTGTCGCGCCAGTCGCCAAGCCCGTTGCGCCCGACGTCAAGTTCGACTTCCCCGAGGACGGCACGCCCGTGCAGCAGGTCGACGCCATCATGGCGGCGGTTGCCGCCGGCAAGGTGCCCGCCGACGTCGGCCAGATGCTCGTGAACATGATCCGCTCGAAGCTCGACGTGCTCGAAATCAGCGAGCTCGCCGACCGCCTGGCGAAGATCGAGGCAATGCTGAATCAGGACAAATGAGCCGCCGCCGGATCTCGTATGCTGCTGTTGCCCGGGTCGAGCAGCTGTTCAAGGGCATCACGACCAAGGCAGAGCCGGCCGTGTTCGGCATCTGCAACATGCAGCGCGAGGTCATCCGGCGCATCGATATCAACGGGAACGAGACGGACGCCGAGCCGACCGTTCTCATCCCGGCCAAGCTCGAGCGGCTGATCTATCCCAAGCGCCTGAAGATCGTCTACGGCGGCCGCGGCTCGGCGAAGACACGCACCGTCGTCTCCATCCTGACCGCACAGGCATCGGCGCACCGCGAGCGCGTTCTCTGTCTGCGCGAAATCCAGAATTCGATCGAAGAGTCGAGCCTCGCCGAGCTGGCCGAAGAGGTTGAGCGCCGCGACCTGTCCGGATCGTTCGTCGTCGGCCGCAAGCATATCCGGGTGCCGGCGACGCGCAGCAGTTTCTCGTTTCGCGGCCTGTTCCGGAACGTGAACGGCATCAAGGGCTTTGCGCGCAGCACCAAGGCATGGGTGGACGAAGCGGAGAGCGTGTCGCGCGAGTCGTGGCAGATCCTCATGCCGACCATCCGCGAGCCGGGCTCAGAGATCATCGTCACGTTCAACCCGAACAAGGCGACCGACCCGACGTGGACCGATCTCATCGGCCCCTACGAGAACCTGCTCGACGATGACGGGTGCTACGAGGATGACGAGGTGCTGATCATCCGCGCGAACTACACGGACAACCCGTGGTTCACCGAAGAGCTTGAGATCGAGCGCGCCAAGATGGAGCGCACCGACAAGGACCGTTACAACTGGATCTGGCTCGGCCAGTTCAACAAGCGCAGCGACGAGCTGATCTTCGCTGGCAAGTGGCGCACCGAAGCATTCGAGACTCCGCTCAATGTGCGCTTCTTCTTCGGCGCCGACTGGGGCTTCGCGCAGGACCCGACGACGCTCAACCGGTCGTTCGTGCAGGGCAATACGCTCTTCATCGACTTCGAGGCGAACAGCCTGCGCCAGAACAACGGCAAGGGCGTCGACCTCGACGAGATATGGAAGCTGTTCGCGGGCAATGAGGGCATGCGGCCCGAACAGCGCAAGCAGTGGCAACCGGGCGACGGTCTCAAGTTTCCCGGAATACCCGACGCCCGCAAATGGAAGATCAAGGCCGATAGTGCGCGGCCAGAGACGATCAGCCTCGTTGCGAAACAGGGGTTCAACATCAGCGCCGCGGCGAAGTGGGGCGGCTCGGTCGAGGACGGAATTACCTTTTTACGCGGATTCGATGAAATCGTAATTCACCCGCGCTGCGTCGAAACGATTAAAGAGTTCGAGCGATATTCGTACAAGGTAGACAAACAAACCGGAGATATTTTGCCGATAATCGTCGACAAGCATAACCACCACATTGACGGCATTCGCTACAGCATGGACGGATATATTCGCGGTCGTAATGGCCTGAATATCTCGACCGAGGCTCTGCAATCCGTGGTGGCTGCTTAAACCCGATTATCTGCGGCTTAAATGCCGATTATCCCCGGAGATTTTCAAATGCTGCGCTCCCGCTCGTTCCTGCTCGCCCCGATCATGTTTGCGCTCGCCGCTGCGTTGCCGATGCACATGTCCGACGTCACGAGCGCTGCCGCGCCGAGTGATGACCCAAACGTCGGTGCCTCGGATGCGGGCACTTCCCCCGAAAGCGGCACGACGTCGTCTGCGACGACTGCACCCGAAAGCGCCGACACCGGCACCACGGGCGAAGCCCAAGGTGAATCGGGAAACGTGCAATCGGAGAGCGCTTCGACCGATACATCGAGCACGTCGCAGGTTACCGATGTGACGCCGACCGCTGGTGACGCGGGAAACGTCGTAGCCGGTGCCGCTGCATCTACTGGCGCGACGGCATCGGCTGCTGCCTCGAGCGGTGATGCGCCGACGGTCGCCGTCGACGTCGAAGACCACGCCGAGGCGCGCGAGCGCTTCGCTGGCATTCTCGCCAAGCTGCATTCGCTCGAAGACGCGGTGATCGACGAGATCCGCAACGAGCTGCACACGCTCGGCTCGCTGCTGCATCTGCACACCGCTGCATCCGGCCAGGCCACGGCCACCGGCGATTACAAGCCCGAAGACTTGTCGTAAATCACTGCGGCGCCCGCCATGCTCGAAAAAATCCGCTCTCTCGTCGGCGGTGCGCCGCTCCTTCCCGCGTCGCCCGCTGCACCTGCGCCGACCACCGTCGCGCGGGTCGAACCTCATTGGCCCGTCGCCGAAGGTCCACGCCGCGGGCTGAAGATCAGCCCGGCGATGCTCGAGCAGTTCGCCGCGATGGACAGCGCGCAGAACGCCGCGATCGACTGGAAAGCGAAGTTCGCCCCGCCCGACGTGATGCCCGGCACTGTGCCGAAGGGCGAGGGCGCGCCGGCCGTCGCGATGGATTCGATCTGCGACAACATGTCAGCGACGCTCGGCATGTATGGCGGCTTCAACCAGCTGCACGGCGTCGATTTCATTGGCTATGCCGCGCTGTCGCTGCTCGCGCAGCATCCGCTGATCCGCGCTATGGTCGAGACGCTCGCTGACGAGATGACGCGCAAGTGGATCGAGTTTAGCGGGCAGGGTAACGAGACGAGCGACGCGAAGCGCGTCAAGGAACTCGACGAAGCGACGAAGAAGTACCACCTGAAGACCTATTTCAATCGCGCGATGAAGAAGACCGGCTACTTTGGTGGCTGCATGCTCTTCATCGACATGGGCGATAACACGCGTAGTCCCGAGGGTCTGGCCGAGATCCAGACGCCGCTCACGCTCGACAGCGCGAAGATCCGCAAAGATTCGTTCAAGGGCTTCCGCCTGATCGAGCCGATCAACTGCTACCCGGCGCCGTACAACGCGGACAATCCGCTCGAAGCCGATTACTACAATCCGACGAAGTGGCTCGTGCAAGGCCGCACGGTGCACGGCTCGCGCCTGCTGCACTTCACGCAGAATGAGCCGCCGATCCTGCTCAAGCCCGCGTACAACTTCTTCGGCATTCCGCTCGCGCAGATGGCGCTCGATTACATCGACCGCTTCGACACCGTGCGGATCTCTGTCGCGAAGCTAGTCAAGCGCTTCTCGACGTCGATCCTGAAAACGGACATGAGCCAGATGCTCAGCGGCGGCGGATACGACGATGCGCAATCGCTCAAGGCCCGCGCGCTGCTCTGGTCGCTCATGGGATCGAACGACGGGCTCATGACGCTGGACAAGGAAGCCGAGGATTTCGTCCAGGTCAACACGCCGCTTTCCGGCCTCGGCGATATCGTCTCGCAGCAGCTCGAGTTGCTCGCCGCGATCTGCCGAACGCCGGCCGTTAAGCTGCTCGGCATCGCGCCGAAGGGCTTCAACTCGACGGGCGAATACGACGAGGCGAACTGGTACGACCATGTCGCCAGTCAACAGGCCATCGTGTTCGCCGACAACCTGGACCGCGCGATCAAGGTCATCCAGCTGTCCGAACGCGGCGAGATCGACACGGATCTGACGCACCGCTTCGTGCCGCTGCACGAGCTGAGCGAAACCGAGAAGGCTGCGAACCGTAAGCAGAACGCCGACACCAACGCCGTGTATCTCGATCGCGGCGTGATCTCGCCGGAAGAGGTGCGCGCGCAGCTGGCGGCCGATCCCGACAGCGGCTTCGAATCGCTCGACGTCGACGACCTGCCCGAGCCGCCCGTCAACACCGGTCTCGACAATCCGGACGACGAAACGGCGAACGGCGGTACCTGATGCCGGCGCGCGCACCGAAAGCGCGCGGCGAGATGCGCGCGACGCGCCCCAACGCCGCGCTCCGCATCGCCTATCAGCGCCAGCTCGAGAAGATCATCGACGAGATGCACCGCTCGACGATCTACTGGCTGCGCGCCACATACCGCGCCCGCCAAGGTGAGATTGTCCAGGATGCGAGCCCGGCGCGAGATCTCGCCGAGCAGCTCGCGCGCCGCGCCAGGCAGTGGCGCCGCATGTTCGCCGATCGCGCGCCGGACCTCGCCCGCACCTTCATTTCTGGCGTCGACAAATACGCGACGAGCGCGACGAAGCAGGCGGCCGTCGCGCTGACTGGCATTTCGGTATCGGTCAAGGACACGCTCGTCTCGAACACCGTGATGCAGGCGTCGATTCAGGAAAACGTCTCGCTGATCAAGTCGATCCAGTCGGAGTATGCGACCGAGGTCGAGGGGCTGGTGATGCGTAGCGTCACCGCGGGCCGCGACCTGCAGCAGCTCACCGACCAACTCGAAGCACGTTATGGCATCACGCGGCGCCGTGCCAAGTTCATCGCGAACGATCAGAACAACAAGGTAACGGCGCAGATGGCACGCGCGCGGCAATTGGGAATGGGGATTAATAAAGCCCGCTGGTTGCATACCGGCGGCGGTAAAAATCCGCGTCATTCACACGTTTTAGCGAATGGCAAGGTTTTTGATTTGTCGAAAGGTCTTAAAATCGACGGCGAATATATTTTCCCCGGCGAGAAACCTAACTGCGGCTGCGTCGGGGCTCCAATCATCCCAGGCGTAGACGATGAAAACGAATAAATCAGAAACGATTCTGGCTTTCGACAAGCTCAGCGTGCGACGCACCGATACCGACGGGCGTCTTTTTGTTGAAACCAGCCGCATTTCGAAAGCGGGAATTAATCCGTATTACGGCCGTGAGATCCCGACGTGGGATGAACTTGGCCTCGATCCCGATCGCGTCTATGCCGTCTTCCGCCCGCCGGAAGAGCTTGAGAAGGCCGCTGCGACGTTCAACAACCTGCCGATTCTGGCCGTTCATACTCACGTAACCGCTGAAAATCCCCAGAAAGAGGTGATTATCGGATGCACCGGAAGCAGTGCAGCGTTTGACGGCGAGTATCTGAATAACGGCCTCGGTTTCTGGGATTCGCAATATATCGACAAAATCGACGCGGACCAGCAACGCGAATTATCTAGCTCGTATCGCTATATTCCTGTTTTGGAAACAGGCTCCTATAATGGCGCGCAATACGAGATAAAGATGACGAAAATCGAAGGAAATCACGTCGCTTTAGTCGTAGAGGGTCGCGCCGGCCCCGACGTAATGGTCGCTGATACCCAAATCCTCCCTCCTGTAAAGGTAAAAACCGTGAAACTGAATCCCAAGCAAAAGGCCGCGTTGAAAGCACGTCTGCCGAAGCTGAAGGTGGCGATGGATGAAGGCATCGACACCGGCGGCGTTGAGCAGGCGCTCGAGGAAGCTCTCGAAGAAGTGCAGGCGCTCGGCGAAGCTGCCGATCCGGCGGTGAACAACGACGCCGGCGGCGACAGTGAGATCGCCGATCTGCTGCGCCAACTGCTCGCGAAGTTCGAAGGCAAGGACGCAGCTGCCGACGAAGTCGCGAAGAAGGCAGACGAAGCCAAGAAAGCCGACGAGGCGAAGAATGCCGAAGCGGCGATGGACGCCAAGATCAAGGCGGCCGCCGACGGCGCGCGCGTTTCGATCGAACAGCGCTTCCGTGCAGCCGAGAAGGTCGCGCCCATCACCGGCAAGCTCGACGCGATGGCATTCGACTCGGCCGACGCGATCTTCGCCCATGCGCTGAAGGTCAGCGGCATGAAGGCCGAAGACCACAAGCCGGAAGCGTACAGCGGCATCGTCGACGTGCTGCTCGCAAAGACGGCAACGCCCACGGTGCATGGCGCGAGCGACGCTGCTCTCGCCGACGCAGACGCCGTGCACAAGATGATCCCGGCGCTCGCCAAGATCAACCACGCGTAAGGACAGAACATGAGCTTCCCGAACGCAGTACGTCTCCAGCCCGAAGTCGGTGTGCCGGGTACGCGGGCTTCGATGAACCCGATCGCCGTCATCTCGCGGATCGCGCAAGCGCCGGTCACCGTCGCCCGCTTCGTGTGGCCGGGCACCGACGTCGACAACCAGGTGCAGAACACGGGCACCGGCAAGCCGCTCGGCCTTGCGATCACGGATCAGGTCGGCATCATCACGACCTACCTCGCGGAAAGCAGCATGGTCGTGCCCGCCGGTTTCCCGGTGCAGGTGGCTGAGCGCGGCGAGTTCTTCGCCAGCTCGGCGAACGTTGCGACCGAAGGCCAGAAGGTTTTCGCGACGCTCGCCGACGGCACGCTGCAATTCGGCGCAGCTGGCGCGACGATCGCCGGCGCGATCGAAACCGCGTTCGTTGTCGAGCGCGGCGGCGCTGCCAATGCAGTCATCAAAATTTCCACCTGGAGCCAACGCGCATGAAACTCGACTACCTGAGGGAGTACGGCGTCCACTTGCCGCGCGGCTCCGAACTGCTCGACGAGCCCGCAAAGACGAAGCTCGTCGCAGCGATGGACGCGGCGGGCCCGCTCGTCACGACGCCGAACAACGGCATCCCGTCGATGCTCACGAACTACTTCGATCCACGTGTCATCGAAGTGCTGTTCGCGCCGATGAACGCCGAGCTGTTGTACGGCGCAGTGCAGAAGGGCGACTGGACGACGAACACCGCGACGTTCATGGTCGTTGAATCGACCGGTGAAACGGCGACGTATGGCGACTACAGCGAGAACGGTATGTCGAGCCATAACGCGACCTTCCCTGATCGCCAGATCTACGGCTTCCAGACGAACACGCAGTGGGGCGACAAGCAGTTGGACGTCGCCGCGAAGGCTCGCCTGAACTACGCCCAACGCCAGCAGATCGCATCCGCCCTCGTGCTCCGCAAGAAGGAAAACGCGATCTTTCTGCTCGGCGTCGCGGGACTTCAGAACTACGGCCTGATGAACGATCCATCGCTGATTACGCCGGTCGCACCGACGACGGGCGCTGGCGGTAACACGTGGGCACAGAAGACGTCGGATGAAATCTATGCCGACTTCGTGCTGCTGTGGGCGAATGCGATCGCGCAGGGCGGTGGCCTGATCAACACGAAGTCCGAAGCGACCGTTGGTATCCCGAACGTCGTCGAACAGAACCTGACGAAGCAGAATACGTACGGTCAGGTGCTCAAGGATCGGCTCAAGCTGGCCTATCCGAACATGACGATCGAGACGATCCCGGAATTCGCGACGAGCGGCGGAAACCTCGTCCAGATGATCATCAAGAACGTCGAAGGTCAGCCGACGGGCGAACTCGCATACGCCGAACGCATGCGTGCTCACGGCGTCGTGCGCCACTCGTCCTACTTCTCGGAAAAGAAGTCGGGGCACGCGTTCGGTGCGCTGATCTACTACCCCAACTTCATTTCGCAGATGCTCGGAGTCTGATATGCCCGAAGAACAGAAAGCGGCAAGCAAGCCGGTCAAGGTCTATTGCAAACTGCCGCACGGCATCCGCTACACGATGCCCGACGGCCGCGAAGTGCGGCTCGTCGGCGCGCTCGGCGATGAACGCTCGCCGCTGCAGGTTGCGGGTATGCCGGGCCGCGACAGCATCGCCGGTCACGGTGTGACGTCGGTTGAAGCAGAGGACTGGGAACAGATCGTCAAGGACCACGGCAAGTCGCTCGCGCACGTCAAAGGCTTCATTTTCGCCGCGAAAGACGACAAATCCGGGCAGGCGGAAGCACGCGAAAAGGCAGACGAAAAGACGGGCTTCGAGCCGTACGATCCGAGCGCGCATCCGGAAGACAAGTCGCCGGACGGTACGCCGAAGGAAACGACGTAATGAGCACGCCCGCCGGTGTCGTTGAGTTCGACCCCGCTGCATTCATCGTGCAGTTCCCGGCATTCGCGACGGTGCCGGCGGACACGCTCACGTCAGACTTCAACATGGCGGTGATGTACCTGAACAACTCGCCGTGTTCCGTGGTTCAGGATCTCACCGTGCGTGCGCAGCTGCTCAACCTGATCACTGCGCACATCGCTTTCCTGCTCGGCCGCGCTGGCTCCGGTGACGGATCCAACGCCGCTGCCGTCGGTCAGATCGCATCGGCCGGCGAGGGCACGGTCAACGCCAGCTTCGTCGCCGTGCAGGCGCAAAACGCCGCATTCTGGGCGCAGTCGCAATATGGCTTCATGTTCTGGCAGATGGCGCTGCCGTACCGGAGCTTCCGGTATTTCCCGGCGCCCTGCGCCTATGTCAACCGTTAAGGTCGTCGGCGGCACGAAGCTCGACGCGGCTCTCGCGCGGTATCTCGACGGCGCCACGAAGACGATGCGCGCCGGTGTTCTCGAAGGCTCCCGCTATCCCGATGGCACGCCCACGGCGCTCGTTGCGTTCTGGAATGAGTACGGCGCGCGCATCAGCCATCCCGGCGGCACGAAGTACATCACCAACGCGATCGTGAAGGGCAAATACGTCGGCACGCGCTTCGTCGGCAATGACTTCTCAGGCGATCACAAGACCACGAAGGCGCACGAGATCGTGATTCCCGCGCGCCCGGCGCTGCGCAACACGGTGGCAGAGCGCGGCGCGCGCTGGGCGCAGGTGCTCGGCGTGGCGCTGAAGGGCAACGGCGGCGACTTCGACAAGGCGCTGCGCGTCGCGGGCGAGGCGGCCGTCGCCGACATCAAGCGGACCATCGGCACATTCAGCGATCCGCCGAACGCGAAGTCGACCATCGCGAAGAAGGGCCACGACCAGCCGCTGCGAGACACGAAGAACTACCTCAACTCCATCGCTTACGACATCGTCGAGGGACCGGTCGATGAATCTTAGAGGCATCGTCAATGGTGTGACCAGCACCGTCAATGCAAACACCGCCGCGCAGCTGCTGCGCAGCACTGGCTACGGCACCGAGCCGAGTGGCAAACGCACGCCGACCTATGCCGATCCCGTCCCCGCGCAGGTTCAGGTGCAGGCGCTATCCGCGAAGGAAGTGCAGCACCTCGACAGCCTCAACATTCAGGGCGTGCTGCGCAAGGTCTATCTTTATGGCGACTGGCGCGGCGTCTACCGCCCCGACAACCAGGGCGGCGACCTCATCACATTCGGCGCGAACGTGCGCGCGGATCTCGCGAACACATCGTGGCTCATCGTGCAGGTGCTTGAGACATGGGCCGACTGGTGCTCGCTCGCTGTTCAACTTCAGAAGAGCTGATATGCCACGCGCAAAAATCATCCGCGACAGCGAAGGCCGCTTTTACGGCATCAAGTGGATATGCCCCGGCTGCGACGTCGATACGCGCGGCACCGGCCTTCATGTGCTCCCCGTTAGTTGGTTGCCTGATGGTGAGACTGTCGAATCGCCGCTGGTCGCTGGAAAACCGCACTGGGGCTTCAATGGCGACTTCGAGCGGCCGGCGTTCACGCCGAGTGTGCTGAGCACGTGGGATGAGTGGCAGGGCGACGGCGTGCCGGCGAAGAAGCACGTCTGCCATTCGTTCGTCGGCTGCAACGGCGCGCAGCCCGGGCAGATCATATTCCTCGGCGACAGCACGCACGCGCTTGCTGGGCAGATCGTCGAGCTTCCGGAGCTCTGACCCAGATGCCCGCGACGATATCGATCCTCGAAGACGACGTCTTTACCGTGCTGCGTGCGTTCCTGCTTGGGATCCTCGCGAGCGGCGTCGAAGTGGTGAAGGGACAGGAGAACCGTGTCGGCGAGCCCGAAGGCGACGACTACGTCGTGCTCACGCCGCTGTTCCGCATGCGCCTGTCGACGAACGTCACGACGTATACCGACCCGGGCACGAACCCGGGCACGCGTAATAGCCGCGCGGCATTCGCCTTTCACATTCAGCTCGACGTGCATGGGCCGAACTCGGGTGATAACGCGACCGTTATTGCGACGCTGTTTCGCGATGAATATGCCGTGATTCAGTTCAACGCGGAAAACCCGAATATCACGCCGCTTTATTGCGATGATCCCAAGCAAATGGCCTTCATTAATGGCGAAAACCAATATGAGGACCGTTGGATAATCACCGCTGTAATTCAGTACAATCCAGTCACACAAACGCCGCAGGATTTTGCCGACGAATTGGACATCAATATCGTCAGCGTGGACGCGGCTTATCCACCCGGAGCATGACGAATGTCGATCCCCGCTTCCCTCATTGCCAGCGCGATCCCGAGCGTTATTAGTGCGGGTGGCTCCGCGCTTGATCTGGTTGGCATCATGCTGACTAATAATCCGCGCGTTCCGATTGGTTCGGTTCCGAAATTTCCCGATCTTGATTCGGTTGGAAATTATTTCGGTGAGTCGTCGCCGGAATATTCGCTCGCTGCGGTTTATTACGCAGGTTTCAATAACTCGACAAAAAAGCCGGGCAGCCTCGGATTTTCTCAATATCCGTCGGCGCCCGTCGCAGCGTACCTGCGCGGCGGCTCGCTGGCGGGCATGACGCTTACGCAGCTGCAGGCGCTGTCGGGCACGCTGACGATGACCGTCGACGGCGTCGTGAAGACCTCATCGGCGATCAACCTTTCGGCTGCGACCAGCTTCTCGAACGCGGCAACCATCATCTCGGCGGCATTCACAGGCGGCCCGGTCGTCGCCTTCGACAGCCAGTCAAGTGCGTTCACCTTCACGTCCAACACCACGGGCGTAGGCTCGACAATGAGCTTCGCGACGGGCACGCTTGCTGCTGGTTTGCTGCTTACGCAGACGACCGGCGCAGTGACGTCGCAGGGCGCAGCCGCGGCGACGCCGGCGGCCGCGATGACGGCGATCACGAAGGTGACTACGAACTGGGCGTCGTTCATGACGACGTTCGACCCGGACAACGGTGTCGGCAACACACAGAAGCTCGCGTTCGCCGCATGGACGGTACAGCAGCAGAACCGCTATCTGTACGCCGCGTGGGATACGGACGCCGCGCCGACGACCTCGAACGCAGCCACGACGTCGTTCGGCTACATCGTGAACCAGAGCAACATGTCTGGCGTTGCCCCGATCTGGGGGCCGGCAAACAAAGCAGCGTTTGTGATGGGCTACGTCGCGTCGCTCGATTTCGGTGCGACGAACGGACGCGCGACGGCATGCTTCCGTGGCCAGGATGGTCTGACGGCCGATGTCACAGACGGCACGATTGCGCAGAACCTCAAGGCCAACGGGTACAACCTGTATGGCGATTTTTCCACGGCCAATGATGACTTCCTCTGGCTCTGGCCGGGACAGATCGCGGGCCAATACGAATGGATCGACTCATACGTCAATCAGATCTGGCTGAACAACCAGTTCCAGCTCGACATCATGACCGGCTTCAAGACGGCCAACTCGATCCCTTACAACACCGAAGGCGACGCCCTTTGCGAATCGTTCTTCGCCGACACAATTCAAGAGTTCAAGACGTTCGGCGGTCTGCGCGCGGGTGTCACGTTGTCCTCGACTCAGGTCTCAGACGTGAACGCTGCTGCCGGCCTCGCGATTGATGGTGCGCTCAACACGCAGGGCTTCTATCTGCAGGTGCTCGCATCGAAGGCATCGCCGCAGGTTCGGCAAGCGCGCGGCACGCCGCCCGCAAACTTCTGGTACATGGACGGCCAAAGCGTCCAGGTGCTCCAGCTCGCTTCCATCCTCGTACAGTAAGGACCGACGGACATGGATATCACTTCCGCAAACTGCGTATACATGCTGTCGATTCCGAATCTGTATCCGGTCGCGCAGCGCCTTCAGGGGTTCGCGGCCGACGCTGCATTCGCGACAGAAGAAGTCGACACGGCAGAGACCGTGATGGGTGTGGACGGGCTGATGAGCGCTGGCTTCACGCCGTACATCACCGCGCAGACCATCACGTTTCAGCCCGACTCGCCGTCGATTCAGATCTTCGAATTGTGGGCATCGACGCAAAAGAGCACGAAGTCGATCTACCCGGGCGCGGCCACCATCCAGATCCCCTCGATCTCGAAGAAATACACGATGGTGAAGGGCGTGCTGCGCCGCGTGTCGCCGATGCCCACGGCTGCAAAGATCCTGCAGCCGATGACGTATCGCCTCGAATGGCAAGACGCTGATCCGGCACCGATCTGATCATGGCTCGCAAAACTGCTTTCTTCTCAGCAAGCGCCGGCCGCGACAAGGGTAAGGTGTTTCTCGTCACCGAACTGCCCGCGTCGCGCGCCGAAGAATGGGCGACGCGTGCGCTCTTCATCATGGTCAATTGTGGCGTCGACATTCCCGACGAGTTGCTCTCGTCGGGCCTCGCCGGTCTGGCCGCAGTCGGTCTTAAGGCTTTGACACGGGTGCCGTTTGACCTCGCGAAGCCGCTGTTCGACGAGATGATGACGTGTGTGGAAGCGTTGCCCGATCCGCGCAATCGCGACGTTGTGCGACCGCTCATCGAGGACGATATCGAAGAGGTGGCAACGCGTGTGCAGCTGCGCAAGACGATTCTCGATCTGCACATGGATTTTTTTCGCGACGCCGCCCCATCTCAACAGGCGCAGGACGCGGCGAATACCTCCCTGGCCTGATCGAGTATGCGAACCTGCCGCGCTCGATCGGCGCGGTAGTTTCGAAGCGGCTCGCCACGCTGAACGAGCTACAGACGGTCTACGGGGCAGAAGACCTGTATAACCTGCTCGAGGTGCTGGCCGTGGACAGTCACAACGCGCGGGTGATGAATCAGTCGAAAAGGACCTAGCGCATGGCTACCATCGTCGACGCACTCGTCGTCACTCTCGGCCTTGACCTTTCCAATTTCACGAAAGGCAAGGCCGATGCCACAAAGGCCACCAAGACACTCACTGCCGAAGAGAAAGAGTCCGCGAAGCAGATCGAGGACGCAAACAAACGCGCGGGTGAGTCGTTCAAGAAGGTGCGTAATGAGGTGCTCGCGCTTCTCGCGATCTTCACCGCGGGCATGGGCATCAAGAACTTCACGGAAAGCACGATCGCGTCAGCTGCAAACCTTGGCTTCCTCGCCAAGAATCTGCAGATGAGCACGAAGGATCTGTCGGCGTGGCAGCGCGCGGCAGAGCGCGCGGGTGGATCGGCCGAGGGCATCACCGCCGCGCTGCAGGATTCGCAACAGCAGGTCGCGAAGTTCAAGATCGGCCAGGTAGGCGAGGGCGTGCAGGCGTTCTTGCGCTGGGGCGGATCGGTTAACGATCTGAAGGACGGCAACACCTATCTGCTCGCGCGGGCGCGCATCGTCAAATCGATGTTCGATGTTGACCCGGCGCGCGCGAAGCTCGTCGCGCAGCAGATGGGCATCGGCGACGGCGAATTCAATCTCATCCGGCAGGGCGCGACGAACATCCTCGCGCTCGTCGACGCGCAGAAGAAGAACTCGGCGATCAGCGAAGACCAGGCCGAGAAGGCGCTCAAGCTCAAAAACGCGTGGCTCGATTTCTCCGACCGTCTGAAGTACGTCGGCACGACGGTGTTGCTCGAGCTGATGCCGATCTTCGAGAAGTGGCTGAACAAGCTTCAGTCGCTGGCGGATTGGGTGGCCGACCACAAAACCGACATCGTCAAGTGGGTGGATGGGGCCGTCACGGCGGTACAACGCTTCATCGAATGGGCGGATAAGGCCGCAGAGTCCGTCGGCGGCTGGAAGAACGTTCTGATCGCGCTGGCGGCGCTCAAGGTACTCTCGATGTCGTCTGGCCTTCTTTCGCTCGCCGCGGCGTTGCTACAAGTTGGCAGCGCGCTAGGCGGAATCTCGACGGCTGGTGTTGCTGCACTTCCCGTGTTGGCGAAGTTGCTCGGGATCGCTGGGTTGGCCCTGCATAGCGAGAATCTGAATTCTGGCGAAGGCGATTATCTGAAACAACACGGCGCGCAGCCTGGTCAGACGTGGACTGGAGATGCTGCTGGAGATGCGAGACGTGCAGCGAATTCTGGCGGGGCTTTCGAGCGTTCGAAGTACCTGATGACGCGTCTCAAAGCCGCGGGATATACGGATGCTCAGTCGGCCGGCATCATCGGAAGTCTCTTGCAAGAGAGCCGACTTGACCCGAATGCAGTCAACAAAAAATCCGGTGCGGCTGGCATTGGCCAATGGTTGGGCTCACGTGCAACGGCATTCCAAGAGCAATTTGGCCATTCGCTAAAGGACTCCACTTTTGGCGAACAAGTCGACTTCATGCTCTCGGAACTGAAGGGCAGCGAGTATCAGGCAGACCGTCGAATTCGGAATGCGACCACGCCGGAGCAGGCTGCTGCCATCCACTCTCAGTTTTATGAGCGGCCGGGTGCGGCAGAGGCAAATATCGCACAGCGTCAGGCATATGCACGTGAGATTTATGCGGCGGTCGGCCAGTCCAATGCCGCTGCGATCGCGTCGCAGGGCCTCGGCGCGCGCGACCTCGCGCCAGCGCCATCTAACGTCTCGACAAGCACATCGAGCGCCGAGACGAATATCAACGGCCCGATCTCAATCCACACGCAGGCGACAGATGCCGCCGGCATCGCGCGTGATTTGGGCGCCGAGCTGCGCCGCTTCTCGTTCACGGTGCCGCAGGCCAACACGGGAGTGAGCTGATATGCCGATGCCGAATATTGTCGTGCCGCAGTTCCCGAACGTGCCGCCGCTGCCCGGCGTGCCAACGCTACTGCGCGCGGCGACGGGCGCAGCGCTGCCCGTCGTGAATGGACTTCTGATCAATGCGGGTCTCGGTGCGCTGGCGCTCGGACTGGCGCCGCCGGCGTGGGGCGTATTTGACGACGACGGCGCGCCTGTCGCAATCGCCGATACCGTGCGCGCCTTTGCGTGGAACGGCGACACGCGGATCTCCGATTACCCGCAGGAAGACGGCGGCTTCGAGTCGTACAACAAGGTGCTGCTACCGTATGCCGCACGCGTGGTTATGACGTGCGGCCGCAGCGAGCAGGACCGTGCCATTTTCCTGTCGTCGCTGCAGGACGCGAAGAATTCGACCGATCTGTACAACATCGTCACGCCCGAGGTCGTCTACCCGAACGCGAACATCACCGGTCTGAACTACCGGCGGGAGACGAAGAACGGCGCGACGATGCTCACCGTCGAGCTGCTCATCGAGGAAGTGCGCGTGACTGCGATCGCGGCGTTCGCTGACGTGAAGAATCCGGCGGCCGCCGACACGCAGAGCCAGGGACAGGTGCAATCGCAGGTGCCGAGCGCCGGCATGGCGTCGCTGTTCGGGCCCGCGTCGGTCGTTCAAGGCATTGGGAGCGTTTGATGCGCACGATCCCGCTCAAAGCCGTTCCGTCGCAGCGCGTCGCCGTGTTGCTCGCGAACCAGAACTGTCAGATCAAGGTGTACCAGAAGACGACGGGCGTCTATCTCGACCTCTACATCAATGACGCGCCAATCGTTACGGGCGTCGTGTGCCGCGATCGCGTCGCGCTCGTGCGCGATTCGTATCTGGGCTTCATTGGTGACCTGTCCTTCTTCGACACACAGGGCGTTGCTGATCCCGAATATGCGGGCATCGGCGCGCGGTACCAGCTCGTCTACCTCGAAGCGAGCGATCTGTCATGAGCTTCACGAAAAAGCGCATCGACGTCACCGTGACGCTCGGCACCGGTCAGTTCGGCGACAGCGGATCGAACACGATGACGCTGACCGGTCACCGGGTGCACGCCGGTATTCAGGTACATGGTGGCGATGCGATGCCGCAGGCGCAGCTGCGCCTCTTTGGGGTGCCGCTCGACACGATCAACCAGCTGACGACCATCGGCCCGATCAACGCAGCTGTGATGTTCCGCAATTCCTTGCTGGTCGCGGCTGGTGACGATGAGACGGGCATGCAGACGCTTTACAGCGGGACGATCTGGCAATCGTGGGGCGAGTTCGAAAGCATGCCCGATGTGCCCCTGAACATCATCGGTCTCGGCGGTCTCGCGGCCGCGCTGAAGCCAGTCGGCGCGCTCAGCTATCCGGGCGCCGCCGACGTCGCGACGATCATGCAGACGCTCGCCGACATGATGGGTCTCGCGTTCGAGAACAACGGCGTGAGCGTGCAGCTCTCGAATCCGTACTTCCCGGGCACCGCTCTCGCGCAGGTGCGCTCTTGCGCGCGAGCTGCTGACGTTCGCTGGACGATCGATCGCGGCACGCTCGCGATCTGGCCGAAGGACGGCGCGCGCACGGGTGGCGACGTTCCGCTGATCTCTCCGGACACCGGCCTGCGCGGCTATCCGTCGTTCTCCAGCAATGGCCTTGTCCTGACGACTCTGCTCAACACGCAGATAAAACCGGGTGGCGTCGTGCAAGTCGAAAGCTCACTCACGGCAGCGTGCGGGAAGTGGGTGGTGATGCAGGTGTCGCACGCACTGCAGAGCGAGACGCCGAACGGCCAATGGTTCACGCAGATCCTCGGAGTGCCGTTCTATGAGCAATGAGCAATTCGGCTTCCGAGGACCGGCCAGCGCCACCTCGGGTGGCTCTGACTACAACGCGCAGATGTTCGTCGTCGGGCAGGTGCTAGCGGGCGTCAGCACGGCCAAGCTCGTGCAGATCGTTTCGGTGACGAACAGCGGCGACCTGTCGCCCGTCGGCTTCGTCGATGTGCAACCTCTCGTGAACCAGCTCGACGGCTTCGATAACGCGGTCGATCACGGCGTGGTGCACAACCTGCCATATTTCCGCCTGCAGGGCGGCACCGACGCAGTGATCCTTGATCCGAAGGTGGGCGACATCGGCGTGGCGGTCTTCTGCGATCGCGATATCTCAGCGGTGAAGAGTTCGCGCGCGCAGGCGAATCCCGGCTCGAAGCGCCGCTTTGATATGGCCGACGGTCTCTATATCGGCGGCTTCCTGAACGGCGTACCGCAGCAGTATGTGCAGTTCTCCAGCGCCGGTATCGCGGTCGTCTCGCCGACCAAGGTCACGCTGCATGCACCGCTCGTCGAGGTGGACGCGTCGACGTCGTTCACCGTGAATTCTCCGCAGTCGGGCTTTAGCGGGACAGTGATCATCCAAGGGCTGCTGTCGTGGCTCGGCGGAATGACCGGCAGCACTGTAAGTGGCGTCGCAGCGATCATCACGGGCGCCATCAACTTCTTCGGCACGCTCACGTCAAACGGCCACGACATCGGCAGCACGCACCAACACACCAACTCGGGCGGTTCGGGGTTGGGTGGACCGCCGCAGTGAGGGACCATGGCAACGACTCTTCTTCTCGACCAAACCACGTGGGATCTCTGCCTTGATGCGAACGGCAATATCGCGATGGCGAGCGATCCATATTCGATCGCGCAGGACGTCGCGTGCGCGGTGCGCACATTCCAGGGCGAGTGCTGGTACGACACGATGCAGGGCATCCCGTACTTCTCGCAGGTGCTCGGCCAGCGGCCGCCGCTACAGCTCGTGCAGTCGCTCATCGAAAAGGCCGCGCTCACCGTGCCTGAAGTTGTGAAGGCCGTCTGCGTGATCGCGCAGTTCGAAGACCGCGTCATTACCGGCCAGATCGAAGTGACGACGTCGGCCGGCGTCACGATTCCCATCTCTTTCTGAGGGCACCATGTCCACACCTTCCTCGAGCGTCCCGTCGATCAGCTGGCTTCCGAGCGGCCCTGTCGTGCCCGACGAGTCGGACATTCTCGACGGCGTGATGGCCGACGCCAATGCGGCGTTCGGCGGCAACATGAACACGAAGAACCTGTCGACCCCGCAGGGCCAGCTCGCGCAGAGCACGACCGCGATCATCGGCGCGAAGAACGACGACATTCTCGAAGTCGTGAACGGCGTTGACCCTGACAAGTCCGATGGACGGTTTCAGGACGGCATCGGCCGGATCTATTTCATCGACCGCAACCCGGCGCAGCCAACTGTCGTAACGGCCACGTGTGGTGGACTGGCTGGTACGCCAATTCCCATCGGTGCGAAGGCGAAGGCCACGGACGGCAATATCTATTACTGCACGCAGGCGGGCACGATCCCGGTCGGCGGAAGCATCGACCTCGAGTTCGCGTGCAGCGTCACCGGCCCGATCCCGTGTGGTACGGGGCAGCTCAGTAAGATCTATCAGGCTGTTCCGGGATGGGACACGATCACGAACGCAGCCCCCGGTGTCATTGGCAATGTCGTCGAGTCGCGAGCCGATTTCGAGAATCGCCGCCGTCAGTCTGTCGCGGCAAACTCGAAGGGGAGTGTGCCGTCGGTGCGCGGCGCGGTACTGAGCGTCGCAAATGTGCTTGACGCCTATGTCGTCGACAACGGTCTTCCCACGCCGGTCACTATTGGCGGCGTCACGATCGGGCCGAACTGCCTCTATGTGTGTGCAGCTGGCGGTGCCGCGCAGGATATTGGGGACGCGATCTGGACGAAGAAAAGCCCGGGTTGCAACACGCAAGGCAACACGCCGGTCACTGTCGAAGACACCGATGGCTATGATCCTCCGTATCCACAGGTAACGATCAATTACGACACCGCGTCGAGTCTACCGATCCTATTCGATGTGCAGCTCAGCGACGACGACAACCTGCCATCGAACATCGTGCAGCTCGTTCAGCAGGCCATCGTCAAGGCGTTCTCTGGCGCCGACGGCGGTCAGCGCGCGCGGATTGGTCGCCGCATTCTCGCGAGCCGCTATTACCCGGGCGTCGAGAATATCGATCCGAGCGTTGAATTGCTCTCGATTCAAATCGGCACAGTTACAGCTAATCAGAATTTCGTGAACGTGAATATCAACCAGATCCCAACGTTGGACCCGAATAATATCGCCGTTAATCTCGTATGATCCTGAAAACGTCATTTACGGTAATGAGCCGTGCAAAACGTCGATCAGACCATACTCAGTCAATTCGCTAATTCCGCGACAATCGTTCAACTCGTTCATAACATGGACGGTTATCTCGATCCGTCCGCGGATATTGATGCGTTTTACGACAATATCTGGAACGTCGATACGGCAGTCGGGAAAGGGCTCGATATTTGGGGAAAAATCGTCGGCCTCGAAAACGGTCGACTTCTTAAAATCCCCACTAGCGAGATCAACTTCGGTTTCAACGAGGCGGGGACGGCCAGCGCGAACACGTTCGATAACGGTGTCTTCTGGTCCGGAGACACCGTTACCGAGAACTACTACCTGACTGATCCGGCGTTCAAGACGCTGATCATGGTGAAGGCGCTCGCGAACATCACTGACTGTTCGATCCCGAGCTACAACCGCTTGCTGCAGCTGCTGTTCGCTGGCCGAGGCCGATGCTACGTGAACGACCTCGGCAACATGCAGATGCGCTTCACGTTCGAGTTCTTCCTCCAGCCGTTCGAGATGGCGATTCTCACGCAGTCCGGCGCGCTTCCTCGACCGACTGGCGTGCTTGCTTCAATCATTCAGATCCCGGTGCCGTCCGTGTTCGGCTTTGCCGAGGCCGGGACTGACAGCGCGGCGCCCTTTGATCAGGGCGTCTTCTACGATCCTTCCGGTGAGCAAAATGCAACTTAGCCAACTCCCAACGCTCCTAAAGCTGGCCTTTGCCGCACTGGGCGGGAAAAACAGCATTCCCGTAGCTTCCCAACTGCCGGGCAACATCAATGGCGCGTCCTATACCGACGGTTTCCCGCCAGCGACGCGCACCGCGATCGTGGCGGGTGGCAAGCCGCCCGCGGGCCTCGATGTGAATGGCGTGCTGTTCGATATCTCGTCGCATATCCGGTGGCTCAACGCTGGCGGCCCCTATGCTTATGACTCGGCGTTCGCGACGGATTCGAACGTCGGTGGCTATCCGCAAGGTGCGCAGATCGCGAGTGCAGACCTGCAGGGCGCATGGCTCAGCCTCAACGACAACAACACCGACAATCCCGACACGGGGCCGGGCACGAAGTGGGTGCCAGCGCGCGCGTATGGTGTGACGGCAATCGCCGGGCTGACGAACGTGAACGTGACGCTCACGCCCGCTCAGGCCGCGAAGAACAAGATCACGCTCGCTGGCACGTTGACGGGAAATATCCAGATCATCATGCCGACCTGGCTTAAAGACTGGGTCGTCACGAACAACACAACGGGCGCGTTCACCGCGACGTGCAAGACGTCGGCCGGTACCGGCATCGCAATCCCGCAGAATGGCTCACCGACGAAGATCGTGGGTGATGGCACGAATATCACGCAGCCCGCGGAGAATATCGCCGCCGCCACTCAGAGCCAGCAGCCAGTCCAGTATTCGCAGGTTTTTGGCCTAGGCCAGAGTTGGCAGAACGTCAGCGCTTCGCGGGCGATCGGAACCACCTATACCAACAGCACTGGCAAGGCCATTGCGGTTTCGGCCAGTATGACCTCGACCTCAACCCAGAACACGGCAACTATCACAGTTGGCGGCGTCACGATCAACGGTTCAAGCAACTATGCAGCTGGCGCGCCGGCATCAAGCGTATTTGCGATAGTGCCGCCTGGGATCAGTTATCAGGTTAATCAAACAGCAGGCACAGCAACACTTGTATCCTGGTCGGAGTGCAGATAATGCAGAAATTTATTGATACCGCTACGCAGCAGCTATGGGCCTTTGATGACGATGTGAAGGCATCAAAAGAAAACGGCTCATACATGTTTAGTGATGCCCATGGCGATCCGTTGCAAGTGCCGTCTACGCTTCAGCCATACACACCGACTGTTGAAGAAACAGCAGCCGATGAGGCAGCAGCAGCACGTGCCGCGCTGGTAGCGCAGGCATCATCTGCATTTGCCGCGGGCATTCGGTTATCCAGCACAGGTACACCGGAGCTGGACGGCATATACAGTTGCGACGCCGTGAGCCAGGCCGACATCGTGGCGATCGAAGCCAGTCTGATAACAGGGAAGGTTTTCCCATCGGGCGCAACGACTCTTGACTATCCGGATGCGTCCGGAAAGCCACACTCATTTAGCCCTTCGACCTTTTTAGACTTCGCGTCTGCGGTTAGAACCTATGTGTACGCGCTGAAAGCATTACTTGGAGGGGCATCAGATACGTTGCCTAACCCGGAAGTAACAATTCCATGACACTCAGTGCTGCATGAGGGCGTGCGCAGGGGAGATTGGTCGCTATAGTAAAATCGCGCGATTCTCCCCGGGCCGGATGGTTGCAGATTGAACAATTCAACAAAGCAGGGCGTTATCGCGCCGCTGAACTGGCTTTTCGTAGTTGCCGTTGCCCTCACTGTCATCCTCGCTTGCGCTATTGCTTTGATACGCGCGCGATTTCCTGTTCCAGCTGCGGGAGATCCTAGCCTGCTCATCGAGGGATACCGCCATCTGATGTGGCCCAAACCGATTGAGCGTTTCGTTTTCGTTCTGCTGGCAGCAGTCGTTCCGACGGCATCATTCGCCGTTGGGTTAAAGCTTCTGCGGACCATGCCGAACGCCGACCGATCTTTGAGCGCTGTCTCAACGAGCGTCTCGAGTGTATTGGTCGCCGCGTTGCTGCTTTTACCGATGTCCGGATTCAGCTTCGGCGCGGATGTGATTCTCAATGATCCGGTCTGGTCGGTGACAGCTCTGCTTTATGTGTCTATCGCGGTGGCTGTGTCAACTGGCTTCTGTGTATGCATGACGTGTTTTCATCGATCGGGTGCCCGCGGTTCACTTTTGAATGTGAATGCTCTGGTGTGGGGTGTTATCAGCTTTTCGGTCCTGCTTCAGATCCTGCCGTGGCGCATTCTGCCCGACAGCGCAGTGACGAGAGGCCAAACATGGTGGACCAGCTTCGATGCAGTTTTTTATTCGCTCAGTCAGCAGGTCGCGGGTCGATCGGTCCTCTATGATTTTCCGTCGCAGTATGGCCTGTTCTGTGCGATTCTTGCACCGCTGTTTCGCGTCGTCGGACTAAGTGTCTTGAGTTTCACGGTAGTTTGCGCGGCTCTGCAGGTTCTATCACTTGGCGGACTTTTTTACGTGCTTTCCCGACGCATTAAATCGGCTGTGGTGATGCTTATATCGGGACTTGCGTTGGTCTCCGTGACCTATGAGACTGTCCTTTGGCTGCAGGGATACGAGGAGCCTTATTTCCAGTACTGGCCGGTTCGATTTTTCTGGCCGGCGGTTTCGGTAGTGGCGGTCCATGCATTCGCGCAATCTAGCACTCTCCGCCGTTCAGTGGTCGTTTCCGTCATCTCGTCCATTGGCGCGATATGGAATCTCGATTCCGGAATCATGATCGTCATTGCTTTCGGTGTGTATCTCGCCGCGAAATGGTTGGTATCGCGAGAGGCGAGGCCGCGCCTACTTAAGGCGATGATGCTGCATGTCGCCGTTGTGCTGCTTGGGTGGGTGATCTTTGCGACCTGCCTGCAAGTGCGGGCCGGGCATGCGCTCAATTGGGAGATGCTGGTTGACTACCAACGCACGTTTTATTTACTCGGTTTCATGATGTTGCCCATGCCGGTACGTCCGGATGCGTGGATGTCGGTGATGGGTATGTACTTGTTCGGCATTCTGGTTTCCGCGCGAGCTTGGTCGGTGAATGCGAGATCACGGTGGCCGGACCTGGTCTTTTATCTCAGCCTGTTGGGAATCGGCCTATTCGTCTACTACCAAGGACGATCCCATTCACTGAACCTCGTCACAGTGTGCTGGCCCGCTCTTTTGATCTGCAGCCTTCTTGTCGACAGGAGCCTGCGAGCCGTTAAGCTGATCACGGCTGACCGTGGCCTGATTTTTCTACCGATCGCTGGATTGGCCGCGCTTTTATATTGCGCATCGCCCTTCTTGCTGCATATGGATCGGTTTTGGGCCGGCTCTCTCAGGACGGTTCAGACGTGGTCGTTGCCGCAGGATGAGTACGTGCAAGATGAGGTGCGCTTCATCAAGCGGCATTCGAAGACCGGCGAGAAGTGCGTGATACTCTCAAAGAGGCAAGGCATCTACTATGCTCTGACGGGCTTGTCGAACCCGATTGATGGTCCGGGGAACGCAGAATTGCTTCTCACGCGCGACCGCGACAATCTATTTCGCCAGCTGCGAGACAATCGATTTGATTGCGTGTTCCTCGGCAAAGGACCGGACAGCGCGATTGACTTTGGAGCGCCACTTGGCGAGGCTTTAAGCGGTTACCGTGTCGTGGCTTCGTCGAACGGAGGCGGGTTAGAATACCTTGTCCCCTAACCACTAGAACCCCCATGAAAAACGGAAGCATCACTCGTTTCCAGCGCGTCTTGTTGGCGATAGCCTGCCTGCTGTTGCTGGCTTTTGCCCTGCTGGACGTAAGCATGACGCCAATGCTTACGTCCATCGAGCACGTTTTCGGGCGGTGACTAGAACCTGACCTTCAACTCCAGAGCATCGGCATCGTTCCACAACGGCGGAACATTTCGCTGATTGCTGTTCATCCCCATGAAGTAGTGGCGGTATGACAGCGTGAAGTGCCCGTTACCAACGGACGCACCGACGACCGGTGCGACGGACCAGTATGAATCGGATAACTGGAAATCGCGCGGCGCGCCGCTGCCAGTGATCTGCCATCCTGCAACATCCTCCGACCAGCTATCGCGGTGGATGTACGCGCCAGCCTCGACGCCGACACGCACGCCGCTGATCCAATAGTACGGTTCGATCGTGAGTGCGGCGCCTTGCGACCGACCCTCACCGGTGAAAAATGCCGTCGGCACGTCCACGTTCTTCGTGTACTGGTGGGTGGACGGATTGTAGTTACGATCATCCGGCGTGCATGAGCAGTCCGCCGCCGCGCGGCCGAGATTCACATACTCGGCATGCCAGTCGACGCCCCATTTACCGCGCGAGAGAACCGGTCCAGTGAAGCCGAGGGAGAATGCCGGTGGCTTGCTCGTGAGATTCGAACCGCCTGGAATACCTTGCTGCTGCCAGCGACCGTCGACGGTGTTGTAGTGTGCTGCGCCGATGCCGATCTCGGCTTGCACATAGGTGTTGATGAAGCTCTCGTCGGCATGCGCGGCCGCAGCTGCACAACCGAGCGACATTGCTACGGCTGCGGCTCTCCATCGACCGCCGGGGAGGCGGTACTCGCGTCCAGATCGATTACCGCGCCAGTCTCGCGGCGGCACCAATCGAACACTTCGTCTACCGTCGCGGTGCGATTCTGCAGGGCGCCCGCGAGGAATAGCATTGGCAAGCTCATAGGACGAGGATCTTGACCCGTCGTGTACTTGCGCCACTGGTTGTTGCCTGCAAGGCCGTACATCTCCGCCATTTGCGAACCGGTCTTCTTCAACCGTTCCTGCTGCGCGCGAAGGCCCTGCACTGGGGGTGGAACGTAGTGGATTGGCATTGCCTGAGTTGCGCAGAAAGCGCACGCGAAATGTGGTCTTCATGATCGTCCTTTCGGAGGTGGCGGGCTGCGCGGGAACGCTACCCAACGGAACACAGCGTAGCCCCTAGGGGGCTCTTCGTCAAGTGCCATCTTCATTGGCATGGCGCGCCGGATTTCATCTTCCATCACCACATAATCAACAGATATTCATTGGATTAATTGGCCGATAATGCGGGCATCCGTCATGAATTAATCCGGTGGGGGTTTATGAATCAGTCGAGAAATGACGGGAATAATCCCGCGTCATGGCTGGTGAGCATTAAAACGGTAATCAGCACCGTTGCTGCTCTGGTTTCAATCCTGGCCGCTCTCATTGGGGCTTCAGCGTGGTGTATCGGCCTTTATTCTGGATTATCGAATCGCGTCACGATTCTCGAACAGAGTAATCAGGCGATGCGCGACGATCTGAAAGACATTAAAGGCATGGTTTCACAACTGGTTTTAGGGACGGCCGGTAACCGTCCTGAAACTCGAAGGTGGACAAAATGACTTTCCAAATCACTTTGGCCGATGGTTGGCGCTCGCTGCACAAGCGGGGCACGGTCATCGTCTCGTCTGTGTTCGCGACGGTCTCGGCGTTCGGGCCTGTCATCCGCGAAGCGTGGCACGACGTGCCCGACGATCTGAAGTCCGTCATCCCCGCGCACTTTCAGCAGGCAATCGCCTACGCCATCCTGTTCGCGTCGATCGTCGCCGTGCGCTATACGGCGATCCGCCGCGTTCCCCCACCGGAGCAACAGCATGACTCTCAGTGATGTGATCAGCACAGCGATTGCGCCGGCGCTCGGCTTTCTCCCCCGTCAAATGGATACGCCGGAAGCGCGTGTGATGCTGCTCTCGATCGGGCTTCAGGAGTCGCGCTTCATGGCGCGCCAGCAGGTCGGCGGCCCAGCGCGTGGATTCTGGCAGTTCGAGCAAGGAACGCCGGTCTCGAAAGGCGGCGTGTGGGGCATCTACCTGCATGCGTCCTCGCAATACTGGCTGTCTGGCCTTTGCGACGCACGCGGCGTGCCGTTCGATGCAGGCTCGATCTACAACGCGCTGGACAAAGACGACGTGCTCGCTGCTGGCGTCGCGCGCCTAGCGCTTTTCACCGATCCGCAGAAGCTGCCCGCGACGAGCGACGCGACAGGATCGTGGGCGCTGTACCAGCGCGTCTGGAGGCCGGGAAAACCACGGCCGGATACGTGGGCCGTGCTGCACGCGCAGGCCGTCGCGGCAGTCATCACGGAGGCAGCATGATCACGTTGATCGTCGGATTCATCGCTTCCCATCTCGGCGCGATTCTCGGTGGCATTGTCGCCGCGGGTGGCGTCCTGTTCGGCTTCGTCACGAAGAAGAACGCCGATACCAAGGTCGCGCAGGCAGGGCAGCAGGTCGCCCAGGCGCAAGCCACGACAGCGCAGGCGCAAGAGCAGGTCGCTCAAACGAACAACGCTGAAGCGCAGGCAAACGCGGCGGCCGCACAGGCCGGCGCACAGGCAACGAAGGAGAGAAGCGATGCGGAAAGTACAGTTGACGCTCTGCCTGCTGGTGGGGCTGCTCAGCAGCTGCTCGACGAATGGGCCCGCCCAGGTGAAGACGCCGGTCGCGGGGGTGCAGGAAGTGCAGGTCAAGACCCGAATCGTTGATACCGGCTGCGACTGGACGAAGCCGATTTACGTCAGCAAGACGGACGTGCTCAGCGACGACACAGCACGTCAGATCCTCGCGCACAACATGGCAGGCGAGAAGAACTGCGGATGGAAGCCGTCGGGCGCGGGCAAGTAGGCCTATTTGACGAAGAAATCTTCGGCGGCAGTCAGCGTGTCTTTGTAGAAATCCAGCACGAGTTCAGCCATCGTCGCAAGCTTCGGATCGATACCTTTTCCAAGATGGCTGTTTGGCACCGGATACTGCACGCTGCGATCGATCACGTCGACAGCTCGTGCTTCGCCGTGGATGATCTTGATGGAGACGGGAATATCCGTCTCGAAGCTTATCTTGCCTTTCCCGATGTGCATGTTCTTCAAGTGAAGGCGATTCCCGACGGCCGGGTTGATACCGATGCCCTTCGGCCCCGCCTTGGTTATCGATTGCGTCGAGTGCTCGTCAGCATTGCGCGCGTGGCGTACGTAGCTGAGCAGCGGGTCCTGTTTTCTCAGGTTTTCGTACTTGCTCTTCCATCCGTTCCATTTTGGGCTCTTCGCGAAGTGCGCCTCGGCGCGGTTCCATGTGCGTTCGATGTGGATCAGAAAGTCCTGCCAGCTGTCCGCGTTGTCTTCGGGGCTTTTGTCGGCTTTCAACTCGCCGAATGCTTCCTCGGCACGTTTCAGCGCTTTCCATGGTGCGTCAGAGTGCTGCATCTGGTTCCCCGGTCGTTTGTTTTTCAGACGGCGCGATTATGTCGAGCCACTTCCACCCGGCGAATTTGTCTCCCGTCTGCCTGATGTGCGTGTAGCGCTTCAGCGATGACCAGCTGCGGTGGCCGGTGACCGCGGCCACGTGAGGAATGTTCCAGCCCATCTCAAACAGCCGGCTCGTGCCTTCGTGGCGTAGGTCGTGCAGGTGTAAATCCTCAATCTGCAGGAACTGGCATGCGCGTGTGAACGCGGCGCCGACGGCGTCCGTCCCGTAGGGGAAGATTCGGTCGTCGAGCCTCGGCTGAGCCTTGACGATCCGCATCGCCTCCGGCACGAGGTCGCACCAGACGTCATTGCCGATCTTCTGCCCGGGGTTCTTCATGTCGCGCACGAGCACGCGACAGCCTTCCTCGTCGAAGTCGCGCCATTCGATGCGGCACATTTCCTCGAGGCGACGGGTCGAGAAGAGGGCGAAGGCCGAGAGCGCCACCATCGGCGCGCTGTCGGGGCGCCTTTTCCGGATACCCTGAAAGTGGGTCAGGATCTTGTCCAGCTCGTCGAGCGTCGGTCGCCGGTCGCGCTTGTCGGACTTGCTCGTCGTGCCGAGCTTTTTCATCACGACGCGCGCATCGGTCATCGCCTGCATGTCGAGCGGATAGCCCCACGCGGGCCGCGCGATCCGGAAGACCGCCGCGAGGTGCGAGATATAGTTGTCGGCGGTCTGCGGCTTCACGTCGAGGCTCTGCGCGAACTGGACGATCTGCTGGCTCCCGATCTCGCTGCAGCGCATCTTACCGAGCGGCGCGTCCGAAATAGTGTCGAGCACCTGTTTCTTCGTGCGGCCGATGTCAATCTTTGATTCCCGCTTGTAGCGGTCGATCGCGTCGGCGAGCGGCGGATCCTCCTTCTTGGCTGATTCCAGCGCACCGGGCTGTGCCAGCTCGCGCTCGCGTTTGTCGATCCACGCTTGGGCCGCTGGTTTTCGGTCGAACGTCTTCGCCTCGGTATGCACCACCCGGCCGCCTTGCTTCAGGCGGATCTGGGCGGTGTAGCCTATACTTTTGTCCTTTCGTACGCGTTCCGTAATTGTTCCCATCTTTCCCCGGTGCTACACGCAGTTTTTCGGTGCAACATCGTAGCACTATGGGCGAAAAAGCAACAAAAACCACGAAGAACGGACTTAAACCGAACGCTGAAGAACTGTCCGTAAGCCTATGAAATTGCAGCAAAACTCAATGAAATCAACGCCTCGCCGTGTGTCCGTCGCACCCATGATGGACTGGACTGATCGCCACTGTCGCTCGTTTCACCGCACGCTGTCGCGGCACACCTGGTTGTATACGGAGATGGTGACGACGGGCGCGCTGATTCACGGCGACGTCGAGCGCCACCTTGCGTTTACCGCCGACGAAGCGCCCGTCGCCCTGCAACTCGGCGGCAGCGAGCCGGACGATCTGGCGCGCTCGGCGAAACTCGGCGAGCAGTGGGGCTACGACGAGATCAATCTGAATTGCGGCTGTCCGTCGGAGCGTGTGCAGCGCGGCGCATTCGGTGCGTGTCTGATGAAGGAGCCGCAACTCGTCGCCGATTGCGTGAAGGCGATGCGCGATGTGGTGTCGGTGCCCGTGACGGTCAAGCACCGGATCGGCGTCGATGATGTCGACGACTACGCATTCGTGCGCGACTTCGTCGGCACGATTGCCGAGGCCGGTTGCGAGGTCTTCATCGTGCACGCGCGCAATGCGATCCTCAAAGGCCTCAGCCCGAAAGAGAACCGCGAGATTCCGCCGCTTAAGTACGACTACGCGTATCGGCTGAAGCGCGATTTTCCGCAGCTCGAGATCATCATCAACGGCGGGATCAAGACGCTCGACGAAGTCGAAGCACACTTGCAGCATGTGGACGGTGTGATGCTGGGCCGTGAGGCGTATCACAACCCTTACGTGCTCGCCGATGTCGACGCGCGTTTCTACGGCTCGACGGATGCCGCGCCGACCCGCGAAGAAGCGGAAGCGAAGCTGATCGAGTACTGCCGCGCCGAACTCGCGCGCGGCACGTATCCGGGCGCGATCGTGCGTCATGCGCTGGGGCTGTATCGCGGCGTGGCGGGTGCGCGCGGATGGCGGCGCGTGCTGTCGGACAGCAAGAAGCTCCAGGCGCGCGATCTCGCAATTTTCGACGAAGCGCGACAGCATTTGCGCGAACCCAGCGAAATCTTTGAATAA